TAATGATATAAAAGATTACCTATTGAAGTATCACAATGCTAAGGTTGTGGAAGGTGATGAAGCTGACCAAATGGTTGCACAGCGTATGTGGGATGGTTACAAATCAGGTGAAATGATTGTTGGGTGTAGCCTAGACAAAGATGCGAGAGGCAATATGGGATGGCTCTATAATCCAGATAAAGATGATTTGATATACATCGACGGTTTGGGTGAACTCACCAAGGATGGCACTAAAGTTCGTGGTCACGGGCGCTTGTGGCTCTACCATCAACTTTGCATAGGCGATTGGAGTACTGATCACTTCTGCCCTAGACAGATTGTAAAAGCCGCTACCGGCGCTATGCCAAAGTTTGGTGAAACAGCTTCTTATAATTTACTGAAAGATTGTAAATCGGATAAAGAAGCTTGGGTTGCTGTACATGATTTGTATTTGAAATGGTTTGGTTCAGAGAAGTTCAGTTACACTGCTTGGAATGGCGAGACTGTTACAACAGATTATCTTGGTGCTTTACAGATTATTTGGGATTGTGCTTTTATGAAACGCTTTGATGGTGACAACGTTGATGTTCGCGCAGTGCTGAAGAAATTGGGAGTGATTAAATGAGTAGAACAGAAGTACATAAAGGTAAAGCAACTCCTACAGGCAAAACGTCTGTAGAGTTTCTGAGAGAAAACACACATTTAGTTTATGATACTTATTTGGGTAACATTGAAGATGAACCAGACGATGTTCTATATAATGGGTTAAAATGTGGTTATGAGAAGTATGTTTTAATTGGTGGTATGGTATGGGAGTTAGATAATACGGAATTAGATGAATATGATTTTTCTTTTGCTGAAAAAAATCCAGACGGCAGTTTTAATTACTTTGTGAGTTTCTACAATGGTGGTTGTGGTCTTAATGAAGCTATTGAGTATGCTATGGAGAAAGCAGAATAATGTCACAGGATAACGATTTTACACCTTGGATTTGGTATCCTGAATTATGGCCCACAAAGAGCAGTTTCTATACCTACTTACGTGGCTCATTACGCAAGGCTGTTTGGAATACATCTCCGATTAAGATAACGTTTAAGAATCTGAATTGCTCACCACCGCCTGAAGATTACATAGGTAGAGCTAAGTCTGGTGCTTATTGTGCGTTATCTGGAGATTGGGAAGGAAAAAGTAAGTTACAGGTCGATCATAAAATCGGTAACGTATCTCTGAACGATGAGTCAGACATTCTTGATTTTATCAAGCACTTAATTCCACCACCAAACAGTTTGCAATTAGTCACTCCAGAGGCACACAAAATCAAGAGCTACGCAGAGAAGCAGGGCATATCTTATGATGAGGCAGTAATTGAAAAACAAATACTTGAAATCTGCGAGACAAAAAAGGATCGTGAATTTCTTCTTGAAAAGGGAATCCATCCAGCTTCAAATGCAGCAAAACGTAAAGAACAAATCAGAGAATATCTGAAGGAGAATAAATGAGTATTTACCAACTAACAACACATGAGTTTACAGAACTCTTAGAGAATGGAACTCTATACAAACTGTTCCCTGAGCTACAAGGACGTTTATTCAACGTACAGCAATTCAATACATTGAAAGCTGAATATGAACTGAATGATGCTTTATATAATTTCCTATTTGACATCGTAGAATACACAGGCTGTGACCCTGCTGAGTTCTATGATTTGTTTATTGAACACAAAGAAGACATTCTAAATATTCTACAACATTCAGATGAATTAAATGTTGAAGGTGTATTAGCTAAATTACGGGAGGATGTATAAGTGTATATTCCAATCCGACACGTTGAAGATATTGAGCTTGCTGTAAAGATTCTCATTGAAGAAGCTGTTGAGAAGGCTGAAGCGGATTTAGAAGATGAGTACGAAGAAAGGCTTACAGAGAAAGATGAAGAAATCTTAGAGCTTCGACAGACAGTATTAACATTAGAGAATGAGATTCGTTCTCTACATAAAGAGTTGATGGAAAATGACTAAGGAGAATAGTTTGAATAGTTGGAAAGAGAAAGCATTAGAATTGGCACAGACTGGTGTTAGCTGGAGAAAGATTGCCAAACAATTAGATGTGCCTCGCAGCACTGTGTCAGATTGGTTACGGGCACAATCTGCCAAGACTACATCTATAGTCGCGCCAGAGAAAGAGTATGATGCCGATTTAGATGTGTTAGTAAATAATCCTGACTTCAGTGTATCAAACTTGGCTAAACGTTTACGCGCTGCTCAGAAAGCGAATACACAACTACGTAAAGTGCATCGTGAAGTGTTTGACGAGGAACAATCCAATAATGCCCTTTTAAACGCTCTAGAATTGGCTGTGGGACGTTTAAACTTGAAACCAGTGGCAGTGGCTACCCCAATACCTACAGGCCGTCAGAAGGCCACTGTGGAGCTTCTATTTAGCGATCTACAGATTGGTAAAGTTGGTGAACATTACAATACACCAAAAGCTAAACAAGCGTTAGCTCTTTACGGTGATGAAGTGTTGAGGTACATTGACCGTCAATCAAATGATTATGATATTGAGCGAATCATTTTTGCTTCATTAGGAGACATCGTAGAAGATCACATGAAGCATGGTGTTCAGTCTGCTATGGCTACTGATACGGGTTTAGCTGAACAAATGTCAGACGCTATCACAGGCATTTGGCAAAATGTGCTGAATCCGCTGTTCAAGCTGGGGGTTAAGGTCGATGTTATGTGCATTGCTGGTAACCACGGTAGCAGTCAGCACAAGGGTATGGATATGTTCAAAGCTGGGTTGTTCAGCTACGACTATACTATCTACAAAACCTTTGAACTGTTAGCTAAGAACAGTGGTTACAGTCATGTGAGCTTCATTATCCCAGAAGGTGTGTTTGGTTATCTGAATATCTATGGAAACTACGCCGTATATGAACATGGTTATTTCAACAGCTCTACGGAGAAGTCGATGTCTGACCAGATGAAAAAGCGTGGGCAACAGATTAAGAAGCACGTAGAATACTTCCGTTGTGGTGACATGCACCACACATGCAGTTATGACAGTCATCGGATTATTCTGAATGGTGCTTTCTTTGGTGTAGACGAAGGTGGTACGGAGTATTCTGGCATCCTTGGTTACAACTCTATTCCGAGTCAAGTAGCCATTACTCACGTAGCAGAGGAAAGGTTAGGTAGAACAACAGCTAAGGACTTTTACCTAATCCAAGTAGCCTAGTTCATTATTAATGAACATCCAATAAAAATGAACAAACGCTTGACACAGGAATTGAAGTTGTGTAGAATTATAGTCCGACAACACGTTCCTGTGTCAATTGAGAGGAGAGAAATTATGAGTTATAGATTAGCTGATGGTAGTTTGTCTACAGACTATACAGAAGGAGATTTGTTCGTTGGTGGGTTTGTTGGTGCTGAGGGAGAAACACCGCAATTTTTAAGTGGAAGTATTGTTCGATTAGATCGAGATGATACAACGCACTGTCCTTATTTTGAATTAATAGAGGGTTTTTTTGAACCAAATACATGCGCTGTAGGGGATTACATTTACGAAGATTGGGCTTGCCTTAAAAAACATACCGTCAAAGAACAAGACCCAGAAGTAACAATTCGTCAGTCAGAAGTAGACGCTTATATTGATGAAATCAACATGCTTCGTGAGCTTGTCGCTGAGATTACATTACAATCTGATTTCAATTCATTAGAACAGCAAGCAGAGGCTTTCCGTGTCCTTAATGATAAGATGCTTAGTCATCAATCTTACAAACAAGGTGATGGTGGCTCTACACGAATCGGTGAATTGTCGAAGCAACTGGATGTATTGTTTGCAGCCTACGATAGCTTGGCAGGTAAACAGAAAGAACAAACCTTCAAACCTGTCTCAGAAATGACTCTTGAAGATTGGCAACAGGCTTTGGAAGAAGGTTGGGAGTTCTTAGATAATTACGGGGATATTAACACGGTTACTGAGATTACGGACCTAGTGTTCTTTAGTGAATATTGTTACGGTTTCAGCATTGATGGGAAGCATTCAATTGATTCAGAAAATAACTTTATTGTCAAACGTATTAAATGAGGAGAGAATTAGTGAAAGATACATTGAAATTCTTTGAAATTGCCAAGCCAAACCCAACCATTGCTGATGCACAAACGCAGCTCGGAGTTCACATTGAAGAATTCCAAGAAATGTTCGTAGAAGGTCTAGCGTTTGGTGCAGAATCAGATATTGCCTTAGCAACTGCTGAAGTTTCAGATTACTATAAAGATAAACAAGACTATAATTTTCTTGTTGACTTAGACCGTATTGCTATGGCTGATTCATTAGCAGACCAGTACGTGACTTTGATTGGTACAGCACGAGCTTTGGGTATTGATATTGAAGGTGCTGTCAAAGAAGTGGAAGCTTCTAACTTGAGTAAGTTTATTTATGTTGGTGATCGTGAACTCACTCACGAGGACTTGGGAAGCTTTGCTCAGCAATGTAATGACATTGAATTACAAGGGAGATACCAAGGAGTTCATTGGAAACGTGTTGGTGAATACATCGTGTTCTATGACCAGAACGGAAAAATATTAAAGTCACCATCAACCTACTTTGAACCTAAATTAGAGGCGTACATCTAATGATTGAACCAAGTATCACTGAATGGAAATTTGAATATGTATCAACAAATCACAGTGTATTTCGTGGAGTGATTAAGGCTGTTAGTGTTGACAACAGAAATACACAAGCACTGAGCTTGCTTTTTAATAGGTATCGGCGTAAGATTGGTTTAGAGAATGTGAAGTTTGTTGAATTGAATAAGGAGTAGTAATTTGAAGGTACAACATTTTAAAGATAAGTACGAAGTAAACGCAATCGGTATTACGGTTCCTTTGGTTGATTATATTCCAGATAGCGAAGGTCTGATCAGCTACCAAGCTCGTGTGAGCAATCCAAACAATCAGTTAGATTTTGATACAGCAGACAAACTGTTAGCTTACTGCGCTCGTAATGGTCATTGGTCTGTATTTGATATGGCTAATCTTGTATTAGAGATTAAAGCTCCTCGCGACATTAGCCGTCAAGCGTTACGACACAGCTCAGCAAAGTTTCAAGAGTTTAGTCAACGGTATGCTGACGTAACAGATGATATGTTCTGCCTGCGAGAGCTACGTAAGCAAGACACGAAGAATCGTCAGAACTCAATCGCTGGAGCATTTACGTCAGAGGAAGAAGCTGAGTGGTATGCTGACCAAGAAGAAGTCATTCAGTTGGTTCAATCTAAAGTGAAGAAGTGGCGCAGTCGTGATGCTGCAAAAGAATGCACTCGTGTATTTATGCCGGAAGGTCTTACTATGTCAGCTATGTATATGAATGGTACAGTTCGCACTTGGATTCACTACACCGGATTACGGACGGAGCGTGGGGTAACACAAGATGAACATTGTGATGTGGCTGATGCTGCTAAGGAATTCTTACTGAAGTATTTCCCTTCGCTGAGTAAAGTATTAACGGAGCAACAATGATGCAGTTGAAAGACCTCCCTAAAATTGATGACAAGTATTTTGACTTCAATTACAATGTACCTTTAGTGGATTTAGCCAACACCACTGCATGTCGTGAAGGTTACTGTAATGCAGAGAATGACCGCTTGATTAAGTCAATGCTTCATATTTTCGGCATGGACGTCAACCGTCCTTATGAGCGCTTAGAGTTAGCTGATGGGCAAACGTTTCGTTCTCCTATTACTAACCTTGAACAGACAGGTGGATACATTTACAGCGGTTATGAACGTTCAGATGAAGCATGGAAGAAACGTGGCAAAGACAATATGGTGAAGTATCTGTTTGGGTACAATGAAGAATTTTTTAAAGCATTAGGATTGAAGGAGTGAAGATGTATTCTGAAGGGCTGGTGGTATTTAGTAAAAACGTATGTCCTAATTGTGTTACTGTGAAGAATAAGCTTAAAGCTCAGGGGAAAGAGTTCACAGAGATTAAGTTAGAAGAAAACCCAGAAGCATTGGTATTTTTGAAAGAACAAGGTTTTCGTTCTGTTCCTGTAGTGATGCAGGATGGTGTAGTGGTGGCAGTATGATTAGTTCAGTAACTAAGCGTAATGGTGAAGTGGTTCCATTCGACACAGACAAATTTAATCGTTGGGCTGAGTATGCAACGGAAGTTGGCGGTAATTGGTCAGACATTGCATTTGAGACATACAAAAAACTAACAGATAAAATCTCTACAGTGGATATTCACCAAACGATGATTGACGTTTGTATTGATAAAGAGAATCTTGAATATAGTCGTGTAGCAAGTCGTTTAGAGTTTGCTACGATTCGTAAGAACATGAAGTATGTCTTTGGTGTCGATGATCGAGATAGCTTGAAAGATATTCTGCAAGCGTATGAAGATTTCGGTGTATGGGATAGTGACTATATACCTCCATACAATCCAGTCTGGGAGGATTGGTATAATGAGATTAAGCAGACACGTTTGGAGTATTGGCAGGTAAAGCAGTTCACAGATAAGTATGCTTGTAAGATTAACGATGTAGTGATTGAAACACCTCACTTAGCGTACTTCGGTATCTCTGTTGCTTTGTTCGGTGACACACAGAAAGCTTTTGATTTCATGAAAGCTTTAGTGAAAGGTAAGATTAATCTGCCAACACCAGCACTTAACGGTTTACGTAATGGTGATTGGGACACGATTAGTTGCTGTGTAATTAGTGCTGAGGACTCTACCGAGTCTATTGGCGTAGCTAATCACATCGCTTATCGGATGACAGCGAAGAAAGCAGGTATCGGCATTGAGTACACATTACGCACTAAACACTCTCCAGTGAAAGGTGGTCGTGTAGCCCACTTAGGATTGAGTCCTATTTACAAAGCATTAAATGGTGAAGTGAAGGCGTTGACACAAATCACTCGCGGTGGTAACGCTACAGTGACAGTGCAGTGTATCAATCCAGAAGTGATGGATGTGTTCAACTGGAAATCTCAGTTGACTGACTTCGAAACACGTATTGACAAGCTGGATTATTCGTTCGCTTTCAATGACGCATTCTTCAATGCTGTAGTGACTGATACAGACTGGTATATGTTTAGTCTGTCTGATGCGCCAAAACTGTATGATTTGTTCTATACGGCAGATGCGGATACCTACAACAAAGCTGTAGAGAAGTTGCTGAAGGTTGCTACGAAGCACAAGAAAGTTAAAGCTCGTGAGATGTTAAAAGCTTTCCTTACAATCAGACAAGAGACAGGGCGTTTCTATGCAATCAATGTGAGCAGAGCAAATAAACATACTCCGTTCTTAGACACAATTAGACAGTCAAACTTGTGTATGGAGATCCAGCTTCCGACAAAAGGTTACAAAGGGATGAAAGAGCTTTATTCGTCCAAAGCTACAGGTGAAACAGCTTTCTGTTCTTTATCTGGAATCAATGTAGCTGCTGTGACGGATGATGAATACGAGCACATAGCCGATTTGACACTGGAAGCTATTGACATTATGATCGAGAACGCACCAATGATGACAGACTCAATGAAAGCCGATATTATGTCTCGTCGTTCTGTTGGCGTAGGCATGTTGGGATTAGCTGTTGACTTATACAATAATAACCTTGATTATGACGGGTCTATAGAGTCTTTAGAGCGTGTTAGATATTTAGCCGAGCGACACCACTACTATTTACTGAAAGCCTCCCAAAAGCTCTCTGAGGCTTCAGGCTTCGCTGTGGAAGGTATTGATGTGAACTGGCTACCTATTGACACAGCAATGAAGAAAGACTGTAAGTTCGATTGGGAAGCATTGCGAGGTAAACCACGGAAACATTCGGTACTTGTTGCTCACATGCCTACCGAGAGCAGCAGTCTTTTGAGTGGTGTACCTAACTCCGTGTACAGTCCTAGAGGGAAGATTGTGTATAAGAAGTGTCGTAAAGGTGTGGTTCAGTCTATCTGCAAAGAGTTTGTTGAAGGTAAACATTTAACCGCATGGGATATTGACAATAATGTGATGTCGAAGTATTATTCTGAAATACAAGATTTTACTGACCAAGCCACAAGTTGTGATGTGTTCCGCGCCCCTGAGAACTATCCTGATGGTAAGGTTCCGATGTCTGTTCTGATGAAGGAGTTTGTCACTCACTTCAAGCTAGGCAACAAGACTTGGTATTACGTCAATACTAAACCCAAACGAGCCACTACGTTACACAATACAGTAGAAGCTGAAGATGGTTGCGAATCTTGTAAGTTGTAATTTTAAGGGAGCGTAATGCTCCCTTTTTCATTTCTGGAGGAAACATGTTAGAAGTATTCAACGTAAATAATAAAGGCTATGTCACAGGTAAATATCCATTATTCTTGGGTGAGAAGTTAGGTTTGTATGATTCTGTGAACGTAGCTTATCCTGACATTGAAGAACTTTACCAGCAACAGTTTGGTCAACGCTGGAGTGAGTTTGAGTATGACCTCACACAAGACAAAATGGATATGCTCACTCTACCTAAAGAAACTACAGACTTGATGGTAGAGACAATCATGTGGCAATATACAGCAGATAGTATTGCAGCTAAGTCGTTGGCTGAACTACTACTACCCTATGTCACAAACAGTGAGCTTGAAGCTATGGTGACTATCCAAAGTTTCTTTGAGATTATTCACAGTAGAACATACGCTCATATTGTTAAGCAGACAATCCCTAACGCTAAGGATTTGTTGGAGAAGACCTACGGTAATGTAGAAGTGATTAAACGCTCTAAAGTGATCGGAGAAGCTTTTGGTGCGTTGTACAGATTGAAAGAAGACAGTCCACGTAAAGAAAAGATTCGCGCATTACTTCGTGTTATGTTTGCTTTGATGGCTTTCGAAGGTGTAAGCTTCATGTCATCGTTTGCTGTGACATTCGCTATTGCTGAGACAGGTGTGTTTCAAGGTATTGCTGGTTTGGTAGGATTGATATGTTTTGATGAGCTACTTCACGCCAAGATGGACTATACTGTGCTGAAGAATTTGTTGAAAGACCCTGAATGGTATGCTGAGTTCTTAGCTATTAAACCTGAGATTAACGCAATCATCAACGCCGTAGTTGAGCAGGAATATAAGTGGACAGAACATCTATTTAGTGAAGGTCGTAGAGTGGTTGGCTTGAGTCCTGTATTACTTCGAGAGTTTGTAATGTATATGGCAACTCCGTTGTATAAGAGCTTTGATCTCGTAGCGGAACAACCGTTTATTGAGAAGAACCCACTACCGTACATGAACAAGTATTTAAAGTCTGGTGTGATTCAAGTGGCTGCTCAAGAAGTACAGTTAAGTGATTACAATGTGGGTAACATTGTTGATGATACAGATAATTTAGATTTGAACTTTGAGGTGTAACTTGGGAAAATTAATTGATAGAGTAGGTGAGCGCTTCGGGAAACTTGTTGTTTTGGAGAAGGACTCGCCTCATGTATCACCGAAAGGTCGCTATACGGTAATGTGGAAGTGTCTTTGTGATTGCGGGAATACATGCACGGTAAGTGTAAATAACCTACGTAAAGGTGATACCAAGTCTTGCGGTTGTTTGAATTTGGAAAGATTGACGACACACGGAATGTCTGATACACCGACTTATACTGTCTGGGAGTCAATGAAACGAAGGTGTGATGATCCAAATCATCCGAGTTATGTGACGTATTCTAAAATTGGTTATGACCCTGCTTGGAAGCACTTTGAAAACTTTCTTGAAGATATGGGAATAAGACCAGAAGGTTTATCTCTGGATCGTATAGACAATAACAAAGGGTATAGTAAGAGTAATTGCCGATGGGCTACTAAAACAGTGCAGGCGCACAACAAAACGGTGGAACATTCTACAGAGTTTACAGGAGTGCATCACTATAAAGCGAACGGCAAATACCAAGCATACGTAGCTAAAGATGGTGTTATGTACCACCTAGGTTACTTTGACACAGCAGAGTCTGCTGCTGTTGCTAGGGATGCAAAAGCTTTAGAGTTGTACGGCGCTGAAGCCTCTTTGAACTTCTGAACATTAGCCCCGCTCATGCGGGGCTTTTTATTGTCTAAAATAAATGTTGACATTAGATGCGCTTGTGTGTATTCTTATCTCAACAAACAAACAGGGGGAGAATTATGAACTTAAAAACTTTTCGAGTACATTACACTAAACATCAACTGAATCTGGATGGTAGTAAAGTCTACACCACTTCCGGTGTACATGAAATTGGCGCTATTGATATGTTAAATGCTGCAATGACTTTCGGGCAACAGTTCAGTGATTATCTAAATTATGAGATTTACATTAAATATATTGAACAAGTTTAAGGAGAACTTCAGCATGACTAAACAACAAATTCTAGCACAAGCTTGGGACTTATACCACGAACATAGTCAGCTTATTACATTAGGTGCTTGTATTCGTACTGTGTGCAGTCAGATGGCTACAAAAGAACATAAATGTTTAAGCACTCTTGACGGTAATCCAGCTTTGTGTTATTTTAATGAACATTATGATGATAAGTTTGAACAACAATATTTATTGGAGGGAATTTAATATGTTTATCCCTATTGTAATCTTAGCTCTGATGTTATACACTGTACCATCTGAAGCATCACAGAAAGATGTTACTGTGAAAGGTAAACCTGTTAAGACCGTTGTAATGAAGGATAAAGCTGGAAGGAAGAAAGTGTGTCAGATTATTATTGACAAGAAGACTAAACAAAAAGTTACTATTTGTAAATAACACAAAGGAAAAAGCCCGCTTATAGCGGGCTTTGTTTTATCTATAGATTGTACGTAAGAACCCGTGTCTATAATACTGAACTTGGTCGATGTCTTTCGACATCAAGTATTCAGTAAGTTCTCTCCAACATTTGATAGTGAATGTGCCAGAGAGTCCTTGGATGAATGCTGTTCTTCCGAAATATGAGATTGTTACCGCTGAGACAAAGAAGTGTTCATCACGACGTTCTTGTGTCCTATAAATCTCTACAATAACTTCTGCTGACATAACAATATCCTGTTGGGTTAACAACCGTTGTTAATTCTAAACTGAATATCTTCTTCCAGAATACGTCCAGCTACAGTTGTATATTGTAATGTCAGTGTCTCCGTAGTACCTACAGAGCCACCTTGTACCCACAATACAACAGCCCTACCTGCTGGATACTCATTACCATCAGAGTCAGTCACTACGTTTGTATTGGTAGCACAACTAACAACTGTTATAGTGCTACCAACAGATTGAGTGTATGTTACAGCAGAGATATTATCTTCTACAGCACGAATGAATACGTAGTCTAACTTTTCACTCGCGTCTTTCGTAATGTAGATCATTATAAAAGTTCCTTGACAAATTTAAATTTTAAGATAGAATACATGTTTAATCACAATAAAGGTAATCATTTATGAAAAAGTTGGTTTTTGGTGCTGGAATTAACGATGCTCTATATCACACTCAAGGGGTCGTGAACGGAGTAAAGGTAACTTGCCCGTTTTACGCTAAGTGGTATGAAATGATCAGGCGTTGTTATTCTGAAAGATACCAAGCCAAACAGCCTAGTTATATTACAGCTTCTGTATGTGACGACTGGCTACTATTTTCCAATTTCAGGGTTTGGATGGAAACTCAAGACTGGGAAGGTAAACAATTAGACAAGGATTTGCTTGTAGAGGGTAACAGAGTATATTCACCAGAAACCTGTTGTTTTATTTCTCAAAAACTTAACTGTTTCATAAAAGATACTTACCACAACCTAGAAGGGCGTTACAGAGGAGTCACTTTCCATCAGAGGATATGTAAGTACCATGCTCAGTGTAGTAACCCCTTCACCGGTAAACGTGGTAGTTGCGGATATTTCGATGATCCTTTTCTGGCACATCTGGCTTGGAAGGAGAGGAAACAACAACATGCAAGAGAATTAGCAGAGTTAGAAACTGATGAAAGGATTATCCAAGCTCTGCTAACTAAGTTCGATAATTAAATATCGAATAAACCCGAAGTGGTATTCACTTGGAATGTAGAGTTAGTAGAACTAACGGTAGCTGAGGTGTTGGTATCATTCAAGTCACCATAGCCGATGTATTGGTCAGTACCAGTCAATGAACCACCAGCACGTTTGAAGAAAGCTACGTACTTGGCAGTGAGCGATACGTTAGTACCGAAACTAATGTCAGCACAATCCCACAGAATCTTACCTGCTGACAATACTGAAGTCTTACCTGTCAGGACAACAGGAGCATAACCAGCATCAGCAATGACGTTAGCTGATACATCAGAATATTGCGTATGTGCTAAAGAAGGGGTGTAACCAGCGCCGAGCAATACAGCAACAATTGTGTCTGAAGCCCAGTTGATTTGGTTAGCGTTATCTGTCAACAGAGCTTCTTTACCTGTGTTGACTAAAGTGAAATTGCCTACGGCCATGTTAATTCCTTAATTGTTCATTACATAAATGTTGGTTGTTTGTTTGAACACGTATGTTCTGTTATTTTTATCTGTAAAAGTGAATACTCGCTCAACCGGAACTACAGGATATATGGTATCACCCATACTAAGCTGCTTAGAAACGATTTGCAACGCTTGTTTCTGCAGAGTTAATACAGTACCAGCTACGTTACTTAAAGTCTTTCCAGATAAGTTGTAGCTCGTTTTAGCGAGTGTCCCACTAAATGCTTGAGAGGTTCCTGTTATAATTCCTAGCTGCTTAGGTGTAAGAATCAGAGAAGATTTATTTAAGGTAACTTCTAGAGGTACTGCTGTCCCAGCTAACACCCCAAGCTGTTTAGGTGATACATTCAGAGCGGTTTTGTTAAGCTCACCTAAAAACGATACAGAAGTTCCTGTAACAAGTTGCAATTGCTTACTCTGTATGGTAAGATGCTGTTCATTGATTGACAACAAGTGACCAATAGAAATACCTTCTTGTTTGCCTGTCAAGGTAAGCGACTGTTTCTGAACACCGGCATTCCAACCGGCACTAACAGTAAGTGGTTTAGGTAATAAACCTAGGCTCTGTTTTCCTGTGGAAATAGAAGCTCCAGCGTTTACAGATAAAGCTTTGCTTGATACGGTGTATGCGTTTTTACCAAGTAATCCGGTAAACGAGACATTTGCTCCAACCGTAACCGACAGTTGTTTCCGTGTAGTATCGTAGGCATTTTTAGATAGGGTGTTTACATAGCCTAAAGTTAGCGCTAATTGTTTCAAAGAAACCACATAATTAGACTTAACAATGTCACTCTGCCAACCCGCAGAAACAGCCAATGCTTTTGCTGTAGATGTTAAACTTGTTTTACCTAATGTGCCTTCAAAAGCGATGCCAGTGGAGTCGAATATCCAACAATCGGGCACCGTGAAATTAGTCAATGTGCCTTGATTATTACCACTGACTGTTGGCAGTGTTGAGCCAGTACCGCCTGATAGGTTGGCGTCCCACTTTTCAGAGTTGGCAAGCCCTGTTACTTCGATGAACTCGATATCACCTTGCAGGTATGTAGTTAGATTGCTGGAACCTCTCCCGAATTGATTTAGCGTGGCGAAAGCCGTGTTAGTTGAAAAGGTGCCGCTGCTAACAGTTGTGCTAGTTAAATTGTCGAAAATATCCCAAGTGCCATCCGCGTTATGCGTCAGTGTAAAATCAAAGGGAACGCCTGACACAATTTGGCCATTCGCGCCACCATATCGAAGCGTTGACCCTGTATAAATCATTACCCTGCCGGCATTATTTATTACAAGGCCACTAATATTGGTATTGGCGTTAGTCCCTATAAACGCTGCAAGTCCTGAAGCTGGCCTTGTAACGCCAGCAGGGCCTGACTTTACCCGCATTGTATATAGCGACGTTCCGGCATTGCCGGTCATGCCGCTGGCAATGCTCACAATGTCGTTTACACCATCAAATCTTAAAGTGTATGGCATGTCACACCGCCTGAGCGGTAGCGCTCATGTTAAATGTTTCGTTCTTCATTCTCATTTCAACATAAGGTAAGTACGACCCTTGCCATTGGCAATGATACAACCCTACATCTTTTACGTTGTAGATATGATTTACACGTTGCCAGTTAGTCCATAATACGCCATCATAAGATTCTCTTACTTCTATACGTACTGAAGATTCGGTAGGTAGTGGTTGTGTTACATTAACTAACACCGTCCTACCTTTACCTGCAATCGGAGTATATGATCCATCAGAAAGTAATTCAGGATTGCGAATTTTAATCACATCAATTAGCGTTACATCAGGGAACGTGTAATACTCTTTTGTGGCAAGCTGAATAATAAAGTCATACTCGGCTTGAGTACAAATATTATTAGCTTTACCTTGATCTAACATATATTTAATTTCAGGTAGAGAAACATTGATCGAATACGATGGTGAAGAAAGATATTCCGGTCTCAAAGCCTCAACCCAAGCAGCTTTAAGTGTTGGTATCAGACAAGCGTTAATTCTATCACGTAATCCACGAGCAAGCATTGAAACTAAGTGTAAAGTTTCACCATAGGCAATTTTGGTAAGTTGTGTGTATTTTTTATTCTTTACAATCTCAAATACTTGCTCATTAGTGAGACCATTATAATCTGACTTAGAAAGTTCTTCAGTTAACGTCATTACTTGTCCTCAATAGAATCTGTTGTTATCATCCTTAACCAAGCTCCAATCGTCGCAATCACAACAAATACAATCCCATAATGCTCTCCAAGAACGTCATAAAATAAGTGTAAGTTGTATTCCAAGATACCCATGAAGGCTAAAAGCATGTTGAATAAAATCGTCTTACTCTTTTTAAGCTTAGTAAGGAAGCTTTTAGTGAATATTTTTCCCATAGGAATGTTCCTATTTCAAATAGCGGATATAACGCTCTAGGAAGCGCTACAATGAATTATCTTGTAGAGGGAATATGAATGTATAGGCAGGTTATTAAGATGGCTTAGGATGCGTTATAGAGCGTTTTACGGAATCTCTCCGTTAGTGAGATAATAGCGAATTACATCACCACGTTCCATTTGTTCGGCATGACGCTTAGCACGATTAGGGGTTTGCCTAGCCCACTTACTATTTAACATCTCTTTAGCCGCCAAGCTGAAGTCTCCATTACTCAGAGCCATCCACATCTTTTGAAATTGTGATACGCCAGATAAACCAAGCTGATATGCCATAGAAATAAGAATTGCTTGTCTGGCTTGATTGCATTTAGACCAAGCACTTGGATAACGTGACATAAGGGCGTAGGATAGCTCACGGATCTTTTCTTTGACGAAGATAATTTCTTTTTCTTTTGTTGTAACTTCGTTTGTTAAAGGACCACCCTTCTTACCGATAGCTCTACCATAGCCGATGGTAGGGACGCCTTCAGTACATCGGTAAACGTGTTGGTGAAACCCTTCTTCGATAGTAATTACATTCTCTGCTGTCTTAGACATGGTAATTTCCACTCACTTTTGTATGTGAGAGCAAGTAAATATAATTGCATCATCACGATTTGTATTGTTGGGATATAATGATATATTGGAGATTTGTATTCATGAAAGAATTCAAAAAGAAAAACAGAAGAATACATCAAACAAATAATACCCGCCCACCTAAAATCTGTACGATTAAATTTAAAACAAACAATAGCCAGTAATACATTCAGTACAATATGTCTAAAATAATAAAACTGGCTACCGGATAACCAAAACAAATATTCAGAGAAGAACATGCAACCACTAATCAGCATCATTAGCTTAACATCATCGTCTTTAGTCAACAAAAAGATGACGCAAATAAACAATAAAGTAATTAGTGACATACTATCTCCTTAAGTTTCTTGTTTTGGTGGATCTTCTTTTTCTGGCGGTTCTTCTTCACCGGGCATAAAACAATATTTATCTTTGAGTATACACACTTCCTTTTTCGTTGTCAACAAATTATTTAGATTGAGTTCTTTCTTTCTGTAGAGCTGTCTGTACCGCCATCTCTTTTTGGATCTCTAAGACGGCGGCAAGAACGTGTTTTAAGTCTACTTTCAACTCCTTCTGTTCAGCTCTAATTGGTTCAATAATTTCTTGTACCATTTTCTTAGCCTCCTCAGAAGTAATAAACTCTTTGTGAGCTGTCTCTAGATCTTTAATCTTGCTATCTTGTTTGTTCCAGATGTAGCCGACTAAAGCAACAGCTCCATACCACCCCCACTGTCCAAACTTCACCATAAATACTTCAAAACTCACCCTTAGCTCCTTTAATTACTGTTTTACCGAGATATAACCAAATCCCTTCTGGGGTGGCTTTGTAACATTTATCTAATCTGATACCCAAACATTCTGCAATGTATTCCGCACACTGATAACGCTTATCTACTGAAAGATTGAGTCGGAAAGCTAAACCAAAAACACCAAAGTAGTCATATCCACAACCAAGCAATGATTTAGCTGTTGTGTACACTCTATCAGCATCAACAACAGTTACTTCGATAATTTCCCAATCACTTCTGTAACGCTTTTTGAATTCAGCAATAGGGGTTTTAACAACCCCTTTGAACGCAGCAGACTCATACACATAATCGCCAGCAACTAATCCAATGTGACTCCAGCGACTGTCAGTAACTGCTTTGATTGCATAACTGAATGGGTTCTTTCCTTTACCGACAATCAATCTAACAGTTTGCATATTTTATCCTTGATGAAACACTTCAAACGTATCAGGACGAAAAGCCAGCTTGTAGCGAACATGCCAGTACAGCTTGCCGATAACATCTGTTGGAATTTCTGGTAGAGTGCCGCCTGTCATTTTCTTTAATGTTGGTGCTGCTTCTTTACCGAAGGCATCAAACATTGCTTTAAAGTCACCTTTGTATTTTTCAACAATCAAGCGTTGTGCATCAGACCAAACGTAAACTAACTCCCAGTCTTGATAAGTTTCTGTAGCTCCGCCTGCCGACTTTTGCTTGGTCATGTAGATATGCCATTCGTCATCTGTATCTGCGTTGATACCGACGGCGCATTTAAAGCCGCCACTTATAAAGTTAAAGTCTGCACCATCTGGTTTATAGCCTTTCATAAAGCACCTCTATAAATTTCTGTTTCTAATATCGGAGAATTTAGTATTTGGTTTACGCGGTCTTCTGTTAGAATTCCGGCACCACGTAGGAAAAATAAACCATTCTTAAAATCATCACGATTCAAGTCAACATGATAACCGGTATTAAGTAGGTCTATAAAGTCTTCAGCATAACGATTAGTTTCCGCCAGAATTCTTATGGCTATACGTTCTTCTGCTGTAAATCTTAACTTTGCAGCTAAAGGGGTTATTTTACGTTCTAGGGTGTTTAACACCAGTTGTGAAGTATTCAAAATCATACTTTCACCTTACTGTAATATACAAAAGTTGCAGGAGAACTACCGTTAGTTAGTGCTATTGGTGTACCAGCAAATAAGTAATTATTTCCTTCTTGAACCAACGCTTGATTACCAACATTAGAACCATATAGCCAATATTTTGACCCAATCTTAGTTAGTGTAATTGCGCCAACTGCATTACCTGCACCAGTATACACGGGATGTGCCTGCCATTTCTGCCCATCTACTGATCTAGTTGTACCACCAAAGAAATACACACCATCAAAATATTCAACGAACCCTGATGGGTTTATGTTAGTTAAATTTAACGCATCTAACCTTGTCCAAGTAGACCCGCCAGTAGACTCAAAAAGTTGTCCGCTTGTAGGATTAGAATAAAATTTCCCGTTGGCAAAAGAAACAATATTATTGAGTGGAATATTGCTGGTTACTGTTGCAGGGGTAAAAGTTGTAAAGTCCGTAGTTGTTAATACATGATTAGTTGAAGGGTTGTTATTGCTAACACCTAGTACGTACACTGTGCCGTTAGACGCTACAGAACGTATTCCTATATTTGGTGACAATGTTCTTGCTGTGTAAGAAGTGCCGTTTGTGGAGGTAGTGCAAATACCACCACTGGAAGCTAAACCAACGGCTACGACAATTGACCCAAAAGCTTTTATTTGGAGATACCTTGTTTGTGTAATATCGTAGTTAGGGTGTTGGTATCTTTGTGTCCAACTGGTTAAGTCAGTAGAAGAATATATTCTACCACCAGTTGTTGCCGCTACCCAAATAGAGCCAGACGAGAAGTATTCAATACCTGCAATTCGGTCTCCTGCTTCACAAGGAAATAATTGCTCCGCCGACCAAGATGTGCCAGCATTAGTGGACACTCGATATTTTACTGCGGGTGTTCCATAAACACCTATCAGGGTGTTTCCGTTACCGTAAAGGGCTGAAGCCAAATCAGAACCGCCAAAATTGATATTCAATTCAAAAATAGTAGCTCTAGTATTTGAGTAAAAATTGTTATCGAATTTGGCTGTATCGGTTTCAATGTAACCAGTTCTTAAGTATCTAACACCTTCTACGGTAATGTCTGCTTGTGTAGTAAATGGGAATGGTACTAATGAGCCACCTACGACACTACCACCACCAGAAGCTGCTTTTAAACTAATAGGCATTTATACCTCCCACTCCGTACCATTCCATACAAAAATAATTTCAGCCTCAATGTCAAATAAAACACTAGAGTCTGTCCCCAGACTTGTTTTAATTACCACGGTACTACCGAAACGTTGAATCGTAGGAACAACACCTAATTTCTTTGTGAATGTTACTTTGTCACCAACAGACAATGTTGCTGTGTCTGGTAACGTAATTGTTGAAGCTGTTGTGATATGATATGTCCAACCAGCAACAGTATTTGAGTTAGCGGATAATACTTTATATTTATCTCTAACTAATGAAGCCTTACCTTGACCAGCCATTAGAAATTACACTCCCATACAGTCCCTGTCCATGTAAATACAAAACGGGAATTTGTGTCTAATACAAATGAATCATAATCCGCCACATCAGCGGCATTATTGCCCACTCTAATTTGTTCCGTAGAAATGTTATTACACTGAACTGTTACCACATTACCGGATGCTTTGTATACTTCTACTTTACTGCCAGCAGCTAAGCCAGAAGTGGAAGGCAATGTCTGAGTAGTGTTACCGGTAACAATATTGTTCTCACCAACAATCAATGTGCCTGAGGTAGACAGTACTTTAGCTAGACTAAACATCTGCTGAACTGTTCTACCACCAGTAGTGTCGATAGACGACGCTGGGTGAGCATTAGCTGCTGTACGGAAGGTCAAACCTCTGTGGTCAAATGCAGCAGCATCTGAGTTAATCACAGTGACCATTGTTGTGTTGTCTAACTTCACACGGAAGGTAGCTGTGTAGGTATAACCATATTCTGTTACAGGAGCAGGCAATACTTCATTGTTAATACTTCCGTATGCAATCAAAGCGCCTGTGTTATCAAACAAACCTACTTCACGTAATGTAGCACCACCAAATGTACGTGGGATTGAACCGCTCACCATAATTACTGTTGGGTCTGCTGTGTCAACAACAGGGAAACTACATCCAACTCTCAATACTTCATTTACTAATGCAGTGCGTGTAGCAATAACACTAGGAATGCTACCACCACCATCACCAAACGCAATATGAGAAAGCGTTACAGGAACCATCGGCGTAGCCGCTAGTAACTTAGTTCTCCCTGTATTGGTTAAAATTGTTGCCATCTATATTTCCTTTACACAGGGTTAGATTCAATATTCTTTATGAATGAGTAAGCCACGCCAGCATAACCCATTGTATCGTTACCTAAGTCGAGTTTCTTTTCAAATACTAAGTCAACAGCAGCAGGGACAGTCTTGCGAATTGTAGGAGCTTTTGATACATACTCGGCACCAAGGATTTCTAATACAACTGCGGCTGGATATTGTTCTGAATACTTGATTGTAGTAGCACCAGTAATTTGTTTAGCTGCTGCTAACACTTCTTCCGGCGTACCTGATGAGTTATTGATGAAGATTTTAGTAATGATAGCACTACGATAATCTTCATCATTTCTACCTTGACGAAACTCTTGAACTTCTTTACCAATTACATCCAGAGCATAGCCAAAAGCAGTATCAATCCCCAATGATTCAAGCAGAGTGAAATATTCATTCTCCACTTCCTGAATCTGTGTATGGAATATCTCAACTACTTTCTGAATGTTTGGGCTATTTCTGAATTGATATAAGAGTAAGTTTTTGGCTTGTTCTACATGATTTGTTATTTTTACTGGGTACATAATATTTACCCTGCAATTACTGTGATGCGACTAACATCAAATACCGCTTCATCTTTTCTACCGATAGTTGTAATACCGCTAGATAATACTGGAGTATCAGTAGGTGCTGATGTTTTACCAGCAGTGACAATCAAATTACCGATACCACTTACTTTAGCGTAGATAGCACCCATGATACGCTGAGGGATAACATCTTCATTAAGTCCGAGAGCATCACCATATTCTTTAACTGCAAGAGCGATTTGTGCTGCACCATCAGCAGGGAATAATTCTTCACTGTATAACTGATACTCTACTCGAACATGAATATATTGATCTACAGGTCGAGAATAGAATATAGTTTGTGTTTGATTCTGTGAGTCAGTAATAGCTGTTGAGGTATTACCAAACAACTGAATACCTGCGGGCTTTGTATTCCATACAGTGTTAGCAACAGCTAAGTCGCTGCCACCTTTAACAGTGCATTCAATACTCTTAGCTGGTAATCCATTAGCGTTTGTGGTATTAGTCCAGTTTTCTTCTACTACTGCGCTTACAACACCTTCGGTAGATGTTAGTGCTGCGAAAATAGCGTTGACTGTAGCCTTACCTTGACCACCCACAGAACCATAGAATCTAGTACGCAACTCTGCGTCGGTCTCTTGCGCCCTACCTGTTACCCATTTTTGATTGTTTGTAACTGTAATAGACGGTAGCGTGGTAACTAAATAATTCAGTGTGTTCGCTTCATAATCTTCTGTATTAGCAACTAAAGCTTCAGCAGCAACAGAGCCTGTAACATTGAAGATTGAGAGATTGGTAGAAACAGCAATAGAAAAATCTGATTGACTTGTTAACTGTAGTCGGTTAGAATTATTACTAACGACAATGTTGGTCAGCGAAGATAACGCTGTTTGAAACAATGTAATAATTTCAGCAGCAGTAGCCGTACCATCAGATACAACTGAATACACTACACCATTTACAGATAAGGAATATGTAAAGTTATTGGCAACAGTAATGTTGATATTAACATTTTTTACAGCAGAGCTTGTCAAGGTTAATGCAGATAAAGTTTGAACAACATTGCCTGCTAAATCTTTTACTTGTGTGCCGGAATTGATATTAGCACCTAATGCACCGGTGAATTCTAATGTTCCGTAAGCCTTCACAGCTTGTAGTCGAGTGAGTCTTGCTCTGCGTACAATACGTTCTAACGCTACGCCAGTTGCCGTATCTGGATCACCAGCACTCCATTGCGCTGCTGCCAGTTCATAAAGTTCCGATACTTTCAAGCACCAGATTCTATTTAAAATACCAATGAGTGAGTCATCACTCATATCAAAATTAGGATTACCTGTTGCTGTAATGAAATCACTTTGAACATCAGCTATGATGTCTTGATAACGCTTCAGGTCATACCCAGTTGTTGTAATTGACAATCTCTTATCCTCACAGTAATTCTATTGGCTGGATATTGAATTGGAATGTAACACCCTCGGTAGTGGTTGCTACAAAAGAAGCCGTATATACACCGGTGCTATCCAGAATAGATTCATAAGCATCTAGTGTTGACACACCAACGGTGTCTGTGATTTCATCAATGAATACTGTATCAACCACTTCTTTCTGTGTCTTACCTAGAACAGTGCCGAAGTAATCAATACCTAATGTTGTATCTTTGAAGTATTCACCACGATAACGCAACAACCGGATCTTAATCTTCTGGGCGACGCTCATAGCATTGTCTGTTGTCAATACAAAATCATTGAAATCTATATCGTGCGCTGATGTTAGTTTGATGTCTGCCATTATAGACCCTTAGATGATGGGCCATTGCCCTGCTGAGCTACCAGAACCAACGTTTGCTTTGGCGTTATCTTTGATGTGATTGACAATAGCTTGTGCTATTGCATCAATTGCTGCGTTATTTGTTATTTCTCCATTGTCTACGTCAATAGCGTCAACGGCGGATTTAATTGCAGCGGCAAGAGAGGAAGCATTCATTGCCATTCTAAGTCTCCTAATATATTAAAGCCATTGGCTTATTTTGTCAACAGCTATTTTTTGAATGAGTCAAGCTTAGCTTTTAAAGCTAAAATGTCTGGTTTTGCGTTGAGTGGTGATAACCCATAATATGTATTGACTGTGGTATTTGCTATCGTATTGACAATATCACTCAACAAAGCAATCAGTTCTTCTTGGTCATTGTACACTGAATACTTAGACTTCGTATGTATCTCTACATTACCGTCTTCTTTCAGTACCAATTTATTGTCTTTGAACTTCAGAACAACATCTTTTGGGTCTGGTTGTAAATGACTATTTTTTGTGTACAATCCAACAACAGCAACAGCATCGCTCATGTCGTGCATACGTTGCGTTGGTTCTGTTACTGAACTACCATCACCCTCTAACCATTCTTCAATGTTACGCATCGAGAATTCAAGCCAAACTGTATCACCAACTTGAATTGGGAATGATAACAACCCTCCACCAGCAGAAGGGTTAATCACAGGAACATTGAATATCTCAGGACACTCACTCACTTGTCCATCAGAATGCTGCATATCAATTGTAGGACGAACAGAAATAATATTCTTACTTTCGTATTCAGAATTGTCAGTTACAATAGCTGGAAGTCCAGTGAAGATTTGTGACTGCAATGATTCCAAATGACTTTTCATAAAAGCTTTTAAGCTCATGCGATCTCCAATACTATTTCACTGTCCCATCCACCACCGTCTAAATAAGACAATCGTGTATCAACTGAAATTACTTTATACAAACCTTTGTATTGACCTTGTGTGATTCTGATAAGCTGACCTATCTTAATACGATGGTCTAAGAATGTTACCAACTTGAATCTTGCAGGAGTTTCAACTGAAGGAACTTCTTGCTTTGATTCTTGTTCTGGTTCCATTGACTTCATCAGGTCAGCATTAATGTCATACTGCACAGTGAATTTATTGAATGTACGAGGATGAATGTATAACTCGTTTAATGTGATGTACCAAGAATAATTAAATTGCTCACATACTTTATCTAACAACTGAGAAGACAATCCTTGGAAACTATAACCACCCTTAGCCACAGTTTCTGCTGGAGATGGTAACGAATCTAAGTTCTTAGCTTTTGTTTCCAGAAAGCCAGTGGCAATCCCTTGCTCTTTCATTGCGCCAGCAATATCCGTAAGGATTTGAGAATACTTTGTATTTGGGGGCCAAGCAAAAGATACTCTCGAAGTCTTTAATTGAACGTTACTATCTACACACTGTATCTCTGTAACAATATCCGTACCTTGTTTTCTACTAAAAGCTTTCTGAGATGTTCCAGTGAATACTATACCAACATCATTACCATACCCAGCTTCAAGGATTACGTAAGCATTCTTTCTTTCAAGTTTAGCTCTTGTTTCTTTTGAAGCGTTGAACACTCTGATGACTGATGTAGCTACATCACCTTCTTTAGCTGCGCTGTTAATCTCAGCAGTCATGTGTAAGTTGGTGATCATTACGCTATCACCACCGGAGGTGGTTTTGGTCTGATTGGCAGTGTCTGTAGAAACGCCTACAAGGTTCCCTGTTGCATTATCTTGTTGTAGGAATACGGTAGGGTGGTATGTCTGCTGTAAAGCGCTCAGGGGGCTTCCTGAAGCGTTTGGTGAGGCTTTCCATGCCGTAGAATAGCCTTGTTTAATATTCGCTGGTGCAGACCCACCCGTATACGTGACTTTCTGTTCAATTACACTCAATCGGTAACTGCGGTCAAACACCAGTGACATTAGAACACTCCCGCTTCTTCTGTGTTAGTGAGATAAACAAACTCATACTTCAAACCCTGTCCAAAGTTATTACGTCCAAGGTCTTCAACACTATCTGTACTATTCACAATATAGATATTACCACCCAGAGGGTTATTAGATAATTGCTTTGTTGCGCATACACCGAAGCAAAGCTTAACACCATCCATCAACGTATTCTTGTTTACATCAAGTAAACTGAAATACCAAGAGGATTCTCTTGTGTTCCATTTCATTACGGAGTAGAATATCTGATTGTTTAAGCTGATACGTGTTTCAGAATAAGCATCTGTCGGAACAAATATAGATAAAGCCATTACGTTGCTCCTGCTACAGCGTCAGGAGGTGTTGCACCACCAAGTAACTCAGCAGCTTTCTTCTTTGCAGCATCTACATCACCTACTTGTTCACCGATTGCGCGCCACATACTATCATCTCTAGTTTTAGTGCTGGACTTGCTCCCACTATCTTTCTTTTCAGCAAGTCCATCAGCTTTCGCTTTTTCTGCATTCACGGTATCATCAGAAGATTCACCAGCCACCTCAACTAGAGATGCTTTAGCTTTATCAACAATCCTGACTTGTTCAATTGATATATTAATGCGCCAAGAACCTAGTCCTTCAACAACACCCTTAGTGCCACTAAAGTCTGTAAACAAACAGTTCTTGTATGGAGATAAACGATTGTCTAAGAATACAGTGAATAGTTCACGAGATTTACGTAAAGCATCTAAGCCTTGGATATAGTCTTTAATACCTTTTTGTGGAGAGTTCTTAGTGAGATTGACAACCTCGGTGATTACACCAGATAATGTAAAAGTAGAATTTTCAACAACGGAATGATCTGTAATAGAAGCCCCCGATTCAACGGGGAACTTCGTATTAGTGTTTCTATGTTGAAATCCTACATCAGTAGTAGCGGTTAGCTCAAAGACATCACCAGCTTTTGTTTTGATGTAGAATACAGCCATTATCTAGCTCCCACTGCTTGTAAATCAGTCATTCGCTCTAATTCCTTCTTCACACTCTCTCCGGCTTTCTCTGGGTCAGGTGAATTGATCGTAATACTAATTTGACCACCAATAGTATTTTTAGAATACCAAGAAGTATAGTCTTTCAAAGCCGATATAGATAAGTCCCACGAAGTCTTAGCGAAACCTTCGAGGACAGCCAACACTGTTGAACCATGTTCTGTTTGAGAGGCATGTGGTGTGTTTACACCGAGCTGTTCACCGAAACGGTAGAATGGGTTGTTCGTCAGAATACTGTCGCCTGTGGCAAGTTTAGCATCTTCAGCACTACCCATACCAAACATTAACCTACGTTGTGCGTGTTTCTTTTTACTCTGTTCATCTGTCCAACCTTTATCGTCAAACAAACCAACAACGTCATCATCAAAGTATGCCCTGATTTCATCTAAAGCACCAATGATTAAAGTAAGAATCATTAGCGGAGTCTTGAATGCAGCACCCATTACTTTAGCTAACAGACTCATGTTTTTAGCAATCAATGGAATACCAACCAGAAGACCAGCAAGAGGGTTGTCAACAAACCATCCGATAGTTTGACCTACTGACTCTACCGCTCTTAGGAATGTAGCAAACCACTGTGTAGCTACTTTAACAACAACGGATAAACCATCAAACACTTTCTTGTATATTCTACCAAGACGTTCTAGTGTGGCTGTGTTATCTTCTACAAGTTTAGTGATAGTCTTGTAGAAGTTCTTCAGACCTTCAGTGAAACCACCTTTGTCTAAGTTCTCAGCAGTAATTACTGAGAAAGCGGCTTTCATACTGTCTTCGACGTTACCTAGTTTATCTAATGATTTAATGTAAGCACCGTTAACGTCTAACAGGTCTTCCATAGCCTTAGTAAATGGTAGTATGTATTTCATACCCACTTTACCTTGAGCCATCATTTCAAACAATTCTTTAGATGTTTTACCTGTAGCTTTTTGTAATGCTTGCATAGCTATCGGCAGGTGATCACCTAACTGGCCAGTAAGTTCCTCTGCTCGAATGCCTTCTTTACCGAACATTTGAGTTATTGCTTTAGTTGTTAAAGCTAATTCACTCTGAGACATTTGTAAAATCTTGCCTGATTTGGTGATTGACTCAAACGCTTGTCTGGTTTGATCTAAATTGAATTCACCTTTCATCGCAGCACGTAACTTAACAAAGTCTTTGGTAGTATCTTTAAGAGACAAGCCGTTCTTAATAATAATACCTTTCAAGTATTCAATGTTTGATGCTGTTTCTTCTGAGCTGGATGATACAGCAGATAAGCCCGCACCCATAGCATCTAACGCCTTCACTTGCTCTTTGAAATACGTAGTGCCAGCAAACAAAGCATACAGACTAGCATACTCTCGCACCATGTTGCGTGTAGAGTCCTGTAAGCTACTCATTGCAGCAGCAGCACCTATGCTATGTCTACGCTGTTTCTCAAGCTCATGGTTCATCCTAGACAGTTCTTTTGTCACTGTTCTAAGCTGATCAATATTGCCCGATGCAATAGCTGCGTCAATCTTAGCACCACCAAGAGGACGATAACGTTCTACATCTCTTGCAGCACGAATGAATGCATCAGCACCTTTCTGTGTAGTTTGTTTCTGAGCGCCTTGAAGTAATGAAGCTTGTTGCTGAGAGGTGTAATTCTGAAAACCACCACCCTTCTTGATTGCATTGAATGTATTGTTTGTGGCAGAACCTGTTGGGCCAGTCATCAGCGTAGCTACACGGACATTAGATTCTTTTAAATCCCTGTTCAGTTTAATTACACTGGCACGAATAGCTTTAATCTTTTCTAATGAACCACCACGAGCCGCTTGTCTTGCTGACAATAAAGCTTGTAATGCTTGTTGTCTACCTTCTGGGCCGCTAGACTTCAAATCACGAAAAGCTTGCAGGTTAGTAAGAGTACCTAACGACCTACGTTTACGTAAGCGCTCATTGGCAATACCAAGAGCAGACTGGTCGGACTGCATCTTACGATAGTAATTCCCCATCGCTTTGAGCTGCGGGTTTTGTTCATTGTTTAGTAAAGCTCTTACCGCTTGTTGCCGCTTAGCGGATTCAATAAAAGACTGTGAAGGATTTTGTGAAGGCGCAGATTTATTGTTTAAGCGATATAAAGCTTCTTGTCGTTCAAGAGCTTTCTTTTGTGTTTTCTGTAAAGCTTTCTCAACAAGGTTGAAGTCTTTAGCTTTTTGCTTAGCGAGCTTCTCTTGAAGTTTAATTTGTGCTTTAACATGACCATCCTGTAATGCAATAGATTGTTTTACAGTTTTCTTCTCAATGTCTTCTTTCTTCTTAGCTGTTGTTTCAGCAACCTTCACAGCGTTATCGGATATTTGCTTCTCAGCCTTCAATCCGTTCTTAACACGTTTAGCGTCTACTCCAACAGCCAGCTTTTCTAACGATTTATGTAAATCTTGAATTTGAGATTTAATCTTTGTTGTATCAAATCCCAAGCTGACAATAAAATCTTCAATTGGGCTGGACATTATTTCTCCCGCAATTTAGCATCCTTACGATATGCTTCTTCTTTTGTATATTTGATTGTCAGATATTCTCGTAGTTTCAAGCATTCAATATAAGTGTATGTGTGCATTAAATCCCACGCACTCACTTTGAATTCAGTCATTTCAGATATTTGATAAAAGAACCAATCTTCATCATCAAGAAGGGTTCCTTTATTTATTTCAGCCAATACTTTGTTTAAGTAGGGCTGGTCATGCTCTGAAACTTCTCTTGAAAACGAGAAATTAAACCCTTTCCCTTGAATAGACTCCCGTAGTTCTGTTCAATAGCAAAGGCTACTAATTCAATCAAGATTTCGTATTGACCTACAATAATGTCAGCCAGTTTAACTTGAACACCATCTTTCAATAACTCACCTAATAGGCGATTGAAGATCATATCTTCTAAATTAATCTGGTCAATTTGTTGTAGTAACAACAAAGCCATTTCACGGAACGTTTTAGGTGCTCCGTGAAATACATCATCATGTCGTGAAGCATCAAATGATTCACCCACTAATGGTAACAACACTTTAGTTAATTCCATCTGAGTTCTGAAACCACTCAGACCGTCTAACATTTTAATGTGATACTTACTTCCGTTAATATCAATACTACGTAAATTACTTGCTGGCATTTGCATTTGAAAGTTCTCCTTTGTTCATTACGAGAATACTGATGTAATCTGTTTTCCAACAGACTTCACAGCTTCACCTACTTTACGGAATAGGATTTGCTCATTCGTCAGTAATGAATCATCTAGTTTAATGTTCTGGTTAGGTTGCATATCTATACAATAGATAGACCATGTTGTAGCACCAGCCATGTTCGTATAGGATTGGTCTGGGTGCTTTTGAATGAATGATGATGTTGACTTCCAACTCACCATTAAGTTATAATCTGTGAACACTAATTGAGGAAGCTCAATAGGTTTTCTAGGGTCTTGCATATTACGCTGAATATCTAACAACCATTTGTTGTTCTGACTCATTTGAAGCAGAGTGAATGTTACAACAGCATCTTTGTTTGTTTGTCTCTGTAACGCGGTGTTACCATCAATACCTTTAACCACACCAATGTTATCAGCAGCGTAAGAGATGTTCACCATTTGGTCTGGAGCAAATTCAGTTATCGGCTGATTACCTAAAACTAAAGAAACTAATTGAGGGTTGTAGGTAGTTACAGATCTGTCTTTGAATAGTGACCATCCACTACCGCCAAAATTAAACATCATTTACCTCTTAAACAAGAAAGCCCCGACAAGCGGGGCTAATTATTCTTAGCCTACACCGAGTAAATCAGCAGCGGCAGCTACTTGTGAAGCAATGCCCAAGGCTTGAGTGATTTCACTGTTAGAAGATACAGGAATCATGTTAGACACGAAGAATGTCCATGTTTTAGCGTTCTGACCATCTGACAAGGTTACAGGTGCGGCAGTTTTTAAATGTGCATCTCGACATTCGTACAATGTGGAACCTGAAGGATCAACAATTGTCATATTCTCACGAACAATATCATCGTCGCGTTGCTGTGCAGAGTAAATGTTTGATAAGTACAGATTAGTTTCTGCATTCTGCAACAAAGTGATCGTGACCATTGCGGTATAGTTAGCAATCTTGGTCAGAGCCACATCACCTTGTGCGCCTACAACTTCATCAGTTAAATCAGAATTAGGTGTGATTGTTACAAACTCACCATCTGCAAAACCGTAGAAAGGTACACCACCCCAAGCAATACGTACAGCCTGTGGGCTGTAAGTTTTAATATAAGCCATTATTTACTCCAAATTAAGCGTTAAAAGAAATTGCCAGTGTGCCTGTAATGTCAATCAATTCGATTGAACCAGACAGCTCAGCTTTGAAGTAACCTTCATCCAACAGACCTAGGCCTTTCTTAGCAGCGGATACGTCACGCTCATCTGGTAAAGTGATTAAGTAGTTGTCATTGATGAAGCCACGGCGAACAAACAGGTCTAATGTTTTAGCAATAGTAGAACGAACAGCGTTGATGCCGTTGTTGTTGTATGGCAGCTTACCACCTTTCTGAGACAGCAACAGAGCAGTCAGGTTAGCTTTCATTTCGTTCTCTAAAGCATCACGACCACGGATGTTGTCAATGCGCTCACCACCAGCAACCAGACCACCACGAGTAGCATTCTGACCACCTTCTAAACGAATGAATGTGGCATTACGAGCAGACAGGTTATTCTGTTGTGTTTGTGTCAGGACATTACCATCTACGTTTTGTGATGGAGACAAAGCTACTACGTTGTTAGTCCAAATTACTGAACCAGCATCGAATGGAGCGTTGTGACCCACGTAGTTTAATTCCACGAAGTCTTCATCAGCACGTTGATGATATAAACCGAATGTACGGAAGTAACCAGCATCTGACAGCTTACCTAAGATGTCACCTGATACAGCAGCACCTTTAACGTAAGTACCGTAGTTAGCAGCACCTTCAACTGCAACAGCATATAACTTAGCACGGGCTTCCACATCAGCAGCCATAGCCAATACCCAAGCTTCCGAGTGGTCTTCTGAAGCAATGAAGTAGCAATCTGAGTCTGCGTCCAGAACACGTTGTAACGCAGCAGAAGCTGTTGCTGTAGATGTGTAAGAGTCAGTCAGATTTAACAGCGCTGTTACGGCAAATTTGTTAGTGCCAGTAGGGGCGATTGTCACAACACTTGTTGCTGAAGTAGCAGCAACTAATGCACCTACAGCAGATGCTTCAACGGCAGCGGCGATTGCAGTGGCAATTGTAGTTGTTGTATCTGAACCGGTAGCAGTAACAGAAATATTAGCTGATACCGCACCTGATGCGATTGTGAAACTAAATACTTTGCCGTTTGCTACAGAATCAACTGTAAGTTTTAAATCAGCTTCAATCTGACCAACTTTGAATGACTTACCAACTGGAGTGTTAGCGAAGAACTGTGTTGCTGCTTTGTATACACTGTGAGTGGTAGGGAATACTTGACCAACAGATAAAAGATTAGAATAAGCGGTAACTACTTCTTGTGTGAAGCGGTGTTTCGCTAAGAATACCGGAGTACCATAACCCTGACGGCTAACAGTAACACCTTGTAAAGAGATGGTGACATTTGCAATGTCGTTAATAGCACCAGCCATTATTAAACCTCGTTAGTGTTTATGTTTATTAAAATAGGATCAGGGTCAATGAAGTGATCATGTAGTTCCCCGTTGAGAATGATTTGTACGATATTACCTTCAGAATCAATTTCGAGAACATCTCTGAATGTAATGTCAATAACTATTGTGGATAAATCAACCCACTCTGTTTGACGCTGTATCATCCCTCGTTTTACTTCATTAGAAATCTTGAACAATCTACCTCCTGTGAGGTCAGATACTTTATTTCTGAAGTAAGATGTTGTGAGGGCTTTATGAAGACTTAACGCTATACTGTGAACATCGTCTGTCTGTCTTCCGACAAAATCTATTACGAACTTGACAATGTAATCAGTCTCGTATAATCTGTTACCATTGTCTGCGTACTTTTCATTGACCAGCTCAGCACCACCCCAGAAGGAAGCATTGAGGAAATCAACTAAGCAATAAGGGTAAGGTAAATCAACGGCTGGTTGATTTGTAGATGCTCTATCTGTAGAACGTTTCTTTATTACTGCTGGAACTAGTTGTCCAACATTAGAAGATGATTTGATTTGAGCTAATCGTGGACCAACAACTTGTTTTACTAAGTTGATGATACCATTTTGTTGTGTGTTGATATTAAGACTGTTCGTATAACTCATAACTTAGTCTTCCTTACCAACAAGAATTCTCTGTGTCGAATGCGTGGAAGTTGCACTGACCAATTACGCTCTTGAATTACTTTGTATCGCCAACCGTCTAGCTCTACTTCATCACCAGTAAAACCAGTCTTTTCGTTATCTGGCTTTAGCTCTGATTTAGTGAAGAACACTAATACGTCTTCAATCTTAACACCTTCAGGTAATACTTTAGCTACTTCACCTTTCTGTACGTTAGGGACTGGTTGCCAATTACCTGTAACACTGAATGATTGTTTCTGTGTCACTACAACGTTACCATTGTCATCAAGAGCTTGTTCGCCATAACGTGTAACTTTAACAGAGCTTGTATTAAGTAGTCTCATAGTGTATGCACCGTCCCTCTCCAACTAACTTTCCAAGCGAAGTTATCAGCTAACTCAGATGTATCAATCAATGGTGTTTCATTAGTAGTTACCCAGAGAACATCTGGATTACCGAAGATTTCGTTAGCGGAATGAACAGCCCACATACCGAACTTGTCGGCTAGGTGGTCATTAGTGAAATTAGGATTCTTCACATAATCACACAACCAACCTTTTAATAATTTTTTGAAGCTTCCTGCTTCCATTTGACCTACGATTGTGTCTGAGTAGTTATATGATTTCTCAGAACCAAGTACAGGTCTAACGTACACACCAACACCATGTTCGTGTATACGCATTAATTCTGTGTAATGTAATTTAGCTGAAGTGTGTATTCCTTGTGATTGGAAATAACCTACTTCAATCTTCTGTCTGTTCAGTTTCTGGAGTTTTGCTACCAGCTTTGCGAGGTTTCCGTTTCTCTTGAACGTTACTTTGCTCGTCATCGGTACTCCATTCTTTCACTTCACCAGTAGTGTTATCCACCACTTTAATAATAGCCATTACTTAATCTCCACCAGACCTCTGCGAGATTGCATAATGTCTGTCCAATCTTGTTGGTCATATCCTGTGAATACATCTTGGTCTTCGTATACGCGATTACGCTCACTGAGAGACACGCCACCGATATAAATACCAGCACTGTATCGTGAGGTATTAGCTTTAACGAAGTCGTCTAGTAATTGCTTGTAGCGCTCATATAGACGTTTGTATTCGATTTCCACTTCACCAACCTTCTCTCTGTCAGCAAGTGTACTGAAATGTGCCTTGATTGCTTCCATACAAAGAATGGATGCTTTAACTACATCGTTATTGTATTTAACCAAAGCAGAAGAAATTGCATTGTCGGTGATATGTTCACCAGAAGGGTCGCCTATGTTAACCCTGACTTGAGCTAACTCACAGTTAAAGTCTAAATCAATTGCCATCTAATATTGTTCCTGTGAGAAAGAAGGGAGGGACAAGCCCTCCCGCCCCAATTAAGACTTGGTAGCCTTGATGATTGTCAATGGAGACAACAGGTAATCACCAAAGTTACTTTCGTACATGATGTGAGTACCGTTGAATTCATTGTCTGAACGCCATGCGTATTCTGGCAGAGCTACAGTGTTTGTGTACTGCATTGTTTCTGCTGGAGCGAAACGACGAGCGAACATACCTTCAACACCTGCTGGCATGATGTATGCTACGTCATCAGCGATCAGTGGAGTACCACCAATCTTGGCATCGTACTGAACGTAAACGATGTCATCAGCACCAACGTACATACGGTACTGTTTAGAGAAGTTAGCCAGACGTTTCAGCAGTGGATCTTGACCCCACATATCAGTACGGTCTACACGAGCTTGTTCTTCTTTCGGGTGATGTACACGGTCTTTGAAGAAGTTACGACCACACAGAGCAACATAACCAGAAACGGTTTGACCGTCTAACAGGTTTTCGTTGATTAATGCACGAGCATCTTCACCAACTTCTGCTGGGTACTTAGTAGCATCAGACAGAACGAAGTTTACTGTTGGACGAGAAGCAGCAGAAGTACCTGCATATTCAGTGTAGAAGTCATACACTGGAGCTGAGCCGTTAGGGACGTATGAAGTACCAGTGGTGATCAGGTGAGCCAGAGCTTTCTCTTGTAACAGAGCGAATGAGCGGCGAATGTCACGAATGTCATTTGCTACCAGACGGTCCATTGAGTCCAGAGTGTCTTTAGTGCCGGGCACTCGGCTACGCAGGGCGTCTTGTGGACGAATGTGTGTTTGAATACCGAATGAAGGGATTTTGAACAAATGAGTTTTTGAACTCTCACGAGCGTCAAAGTTATCACCGCGCTCAGAGTATGATTTATCTGATGGCAGAGCGACACGCATGATTTTAGAATCATGTTCCCATTTGTCAGTATTCATGTACTCTACGTCCAGAGGAATTAACTCAGTCAGCAGAGAAGGGATGTTAGGGCTGTTCTCTAACAGGGTGCTAGAAAAGTCATGCAGACTGTTCATGTTACCCAGATCACGAGTTACAGATTTTTGAATTTGGAAACGACCGAATTGAGCCATTATTTAGAATCCTTATTGAGAAATAATAACGGCTATTAAACGCCGTAGTAAGTAGAAGTAACAGCGCCCAGAACGTTCTTAACAGCGATGTCTTGTTTTTCGAGTTGTTTGATAACAGAAGCTTTCTTAGCATCGTTCAAACCAGCATCCCACAGTAAGCCAGATTTCTTAACAGAAGCGGCACCACGGAATAACAGAACTACTTTGTCACCAGCAGTGGTAACAGATACGTCACCTTTAACATCACCCAGAGCATCGAAGCCTACAACAACACCAAATTTAGCGCCGTTAGCTACAGAGCCATCGTTAGCTGGAACGTTAACTGCATCAGCAGTAAAGTCACCGGCAACTGGTTGACGATAAGCGACCAGAGTGTTGTCCCAAATAACTACTTGACCAACACGATAAGTTTTGGTAGAAGCTTCATCAACAGATACGCCATGTTGGTAGTTGATGTTTTCTACGATTGGAAAGCTGTCCTGCATCAGAACATCTGACAGAACTGGGCTAGAAGTTGCAATAACAGTCATTATTGTTTATCCTTTATAATTAGTAAGGTTTGTTTAATTCTGCTGCGAATGCAGCTTTCTTAATTTGTTCTGGGTCAACTTGTACGTCTTCACCAGTGGTGGTTTCTTGGAACAGGTCAGATTTTTCTACCAGTTCTTTTTTAGCTTGCAGAGATTTAATCACTACGTCAGCAGCTTCTGGGCTAGTAGCTTTCATTACGAATAATGATTTAGCAACAGCAGTCAGTTCTTCAGCAGATACTAAGTCTTTCAGAGATGCTTCGAATGCTGCGAATTCAACAGCTTCTTGTTCTTCTTTAGCTTTCTGTACTTGTGTACGAAGTTCAGCAACTTCCACTTCCAGAGCAGATTTCTCAACTTTGAGTTGAGTAGCTTCTGCTACGGCAGCTTCGTGAGCTTGCTCGACTTTTTCTAATTGCTCGTAGCGAGCTTTTTCTACTTGGATTTTCAAGGGGTCTTCCTCGTTTTGTTGTTGTAAAGATTTCTCGATTTGAGACTGGATAGTAGTGATAGCAATAAAGTCTTCATCACTAATTGTTTGGTTCGGGTTCTCGCTGAGAGACTTCATAAGGGTGAACTGAGAGATACGTTCTTCTAACCACTTACTGTGTGACCAGACTTCCATACCGTCTTGCATCTTGGCTGCTTCTTCACGCTGGTACGCTTCATACTCGGTTTCATAACCAAGTAATTTTGTCAGCATTTCAGCATCTTCATACCACATGCCGAACCACTTACGTAAGAATTCTTCCATTGACATTGTTACAGTAATCTGTTCTAATGCTTTCTGTACTTTCACTACGTCAGTTGGTTGGATACCGGAGTTAGTAGATTTTGTTACTAATACAGAATATCCGCAGGCACTTCCGCCTTGGTCTTTAGATACCAGAGCTACATGAGCGCCATTAGTATCAAAGTCGAAATTGAAAAGCTTACGCTTTGCTTTTTGTTTGCTAATTGTCATTTAATATCCTGCCCGTAAGCTTCACAATAAACGCTCAAGCCTGTGAACGTACCATCCTTCACTTTAGGCCAAATTACATCTTCAGCTAATTCATCTGGTTCAGGGAAGTACCACTCTTGCAACCAAGTGTTCTTGCGAATAGTCACTTGCTCACCTTCTGGATTCTCGATAACGAATTCAACAGGAGAAGTGTAAGATTGCTCAATCACAGCTAAATCAGAATCGAGCATTACGCTGTGCATCAGATTAGCCTTCATGCAATGCACGTTAAACGACCTACATGCTTCGATAACGTCTTGGTCTGAGTAAGTATCACCGTGTAAGTCTTCAGTCTCCGTAGTGTCTTGTGGGGCTAATACAACCATCAATGCTCTACGTTCTTCTACATCTACAGACTTACGTAATTGGACACCTTCCGGTGTAGTGACATCACTCTCAATAACTTGCTTATGGTTTTCACTATCACCGATAGCCATGTCCAACAAGTCAAGGAACATCTTCTTTAATTTTTCTTTGTTCATCTACGCTTTGTTATCCATGTTAAGACTGCTATTATTACCGGATGCTGAGCCAGTCCCTGAAGGGAGACCACTTGTCATGCCGTCACCGCTACGAGTAGTCATGTCACTAAGCTTCTCGATGATCTCGTCTTCAGTAAGTTTCTCAACCTCTGTAGTATCGTAACCACACTTACGCCATAGTTGGACAAGCATTGCTTTGTCTCGTGGGAATAAGCCTGTAGCACCTAATCGTTGACCAGCTTTAGACGCTTCTTCAGCATCAGCTTCATCCAGCTCACCGAACGTCATCACTGGCATATCATCTTCTTCAAGCTTCAGCTCATTAATGTCTGCAAGAGACTTAACAAACTCACGCTCAAATACTGTTTTGATATACATCAGCATACGTTCCATGTAGAAAGCATGGACACTGCGACTACTATCTGATAGGCTATGTGAACCTGTGTCACCCTGACCAACCAGAAGGAAGGAAGCGCCTAGTACATTAAGAATATCTTTCTTACGAGCTTCAATCAGTTCAGATGTTTTATAGGCTTTACTACCACCATCGACACCCTTCAGTTCAACATCGTAAACGTATTTACCGTTACCTGTTTCACCGTGTGTGTCTGAACCTAAGAGGATATATGTTTGATCGCCAGCATGAATAGCGGCAGCATTCTTTTGTAATGCTCGGAGGGTTTGTGCTTCTAAACTATCAGCATCTTCAGCAGCTTTGTTGATGTGGTCATTCGGGACACGTAATACAAGGACACCCATTTGTTCAAAGTGATTCGTTAATTCACTCCAGCGACATTATTCGCTTCTCTATGTTTCCATAAAGTTCAGACTATATCTTCATCCTTATAGGATGCTTTCCATTTCGAGCTACTTAGCCCTACGCCTCTCGGCTAGTCGTTACACGTTCTCATTACTGAGCTTCGCTCGGTATTGTCTCCAACATTACTTGGTAAGAGTTTCACCGAATTAGAAAAGTTATTCAATGTGTATTGCTACACAAGGGGGCAGTTCTACCCAAGTCCTTGCTCACCCCAACAACCTCATAGCTTGTAATCATTTCAAGCTCTTTCCAAGATTTAAAGCAGTCGTATAGATCTGATTTACCTTGAGGATTGTTGCCTGTACTATTCCAACTAAACAACATAAACTTTTCTCTACGAACAAATTTATCTGTTAAGTTTTGTACAGTGAAAGGGTTGATATTACTTTGTCCAATAACTGTAGCTGGCATCCATTGATGTAAACCAACCAAATCTCGCTTCAATACAGCATCATCAAACACCCACTCACGAACACTCTTTTGAGCGCGAGGAGCAAGCTTTGCATATTTATATTTGTATTTACCAGACCACTTAATACTATCATTCTTTGCAAACACTTTCTCAAGCCAAGCAAATCCGTATTTACGGAATGTGATAATATTTGTGATAGCGTCATACCAACTATTACCAACGAAGTTCTTGATGTTCCAATTAAGGAAGGCAGCGAAGTCTTTCGATTGTTCGCTTCCAGATACACCAGCAATGAACTTAGTGGCTAGGAGGGATTTAGTAAGGAATACTTCCCCAGCAGTTAAGCCTTGGCTAACGGCAGAGGTAGAAGCCATCTTATCGTATGTGGCTAAGCTATGAGGAAACTGTAATTCTTTCTTAGCAGATTCTTCAATGTAGCCGCCGATGGCCTTTAGATATGGATTGCCGATCTCCCCTAAGCGAAGACGACTGTCTGAGCTAGAGGGATTAGATTCAGCTTTCTCAATTTGAATTGTTTCTGACATTATCCCCTCAGATTATGAATTAAGGTCATATTGCGCTTTGATTGTGGGATCGTTGAGAGCGGTTAGTTTTGGGACTGTGTAGGTTTTGATTGTATTCAATGCGTTAAATGCTGACGCCACACAGTCAGGTATGTCATCCTTGTACGTTTTTGTGCTGCGCTCTCCTGAAAACTTCTCAAGAGATAGCAAATAAAACTCTAATGTAGCTGCGTCAAAGGTACTGGATACAATTTTAACTAATCCATTTTCCGCAGCCGAGGCAAACGGCGCAAACTTTGTCATCTTGGATTTGTTACTTGGCATAGGGTCTGCTTTAACAACATAACCTTTACCTATTAACTTCTTAGATGATTCAATGAATTCGTATTTACCGGAAGCTGATGGATCTTTTGGAAAGATGATAGTCATATCTGAGCCATCTTGTTTAGCCTGAAGCTCTATAAGATTGTCTCGCTCACCTACAGTCTTTCTAACTACTCCAAGGACTTTGCTATCTGGATCTTTGAAACTGGGATGGAAGTCACCGAAAATATAGTAGTAACCTTCTTTGTCTTTAGCCATACCTACTTGTGATGTGTAATCAGGACTCGGTTCTTTATCAGAAGGGGCAGTACCAGCTTTATCGTAAGCTCTGACGCACTTAGCACCTAGAGGGATCTTATCTGCCACCGCACACCACTTTCTGTCGAAGTACAAGCTATTAGATGGACGAACTTTCCAGTTACCATCTAATAATCTCGCTCTGTCAATGGGGTTCAAACCTTCAAGCCAAGCAAGATAATCACTATTTTGCTCCAACATTCGGGGGTTGTCCCTGATTGTGCTACCAATAAAGCTGAAGCTAATTGGTTTCACATTATCACCGTATGTGGCTTTTAATTCTTCTGGTGTATCACCCCAAAGATATTGCCCACCTTGTAAAATGAACCAGCGTATTACACCAGCTCTTTCTTCGATAGGGAAACCGTCTTCATCTAACCACCAAGAAATCATCTCTGCTATCTTGTGGTCTGGATCGGGATTGCAACTTATGACCATTCGTGAAGGATACTTACTCTCAGAGCGCATTCGTGACATCAAATATTCTATTTGAGACCAGTCAAATTGCGTTCCTTCGTCAAAAGCTATGAACGTATCGTTTTGTTAAGTATACTTCGCTAAAGTATACCCTGCCTTGGCAGCTATATGTTTCCATATAGACCCGACTATATCTTCACCGTTAACTAAATAATACGGTGTCCCCCATTTCCACCCGCTTGGGTGTACGGCTTTCGCCTAGTCTGTGAACCTTCTTACTTTCGTAAGCTTGGCTGCTGATTGTCCAATCTCAAACATTGTTACACGTAGTAGTTTAAGCTCTAAGGAGTTTCCAGCAATTAAAGGGATTATTCACTGTAATATTACTACTACAGGCAGCGTAATTGTCACTGTAAACCTTGGTGATTGTACTTGTCTTTCTCTGTCTCCATGTGAGACCATTTCATTTTAAAACCAGTAGGAAACTTAGCTTCTAATGAATGCTCTGACATACGAGGACGGAGTTCTGTGGGTAGCTGCATGTACATATTACGTGCAGTATCGAATACACCACCAAGACCTTTGATTTGAACTGTTGTTCTGCGGAATACAATTGCATTTGCTTTTGGGTCATCTACATAAAGCAAAGGGAGCATTTGTAATAGGAAACTTTTGCCGGAACCGGCTGCCAAATATTATGTAGTCGCTACGCTACTCTGCCTTTTCAAGCAGGATCGGGTCATATCTTCATCCCAGAGGGAGTCTACCGTTTCGGATAATCAATCGCTTATTACCCTACGCCCTGACTAGGGCTGACCTCCACACACGCCATTACGCTTGGCTCGGTATTAGCATAGAGCTTAGCCCCTTAGCTTTCACCGAATTAGATAGATTCTTAGATACACATTACTGTGTTCTGTGGCGCAAGTTCACCACCCATGATTAAAATTTGAGCCTTACAGTCAACAATCATTTGTTGTTTTTTAGATGTAGGTCCAAAAGGTAATCTTATCTCGCGGGGTTGTTTTTGTTTAGTTGTCATAAAACTCCTCTTAGTTATAAATACTCAGGGGAATACTTATAAATAAGAGCCAGACTAATCTGGCGTAATATACTTTAACAATATGTCTAATACAAGACTGAAGTCTTTACGGTGGAATGTCTCTGTATAACCAGAACCCATTTCTTGTTTTGTAATTATACCTCTTTCGATACCAGAAGATATAATCTCACTCTCAAGTTTGCGTATAACGTACCCATCAGGGTTCTCAAGGTAGTATATTACAGACACTGGGTACTTACATTTCTGTTGTATCTGCTTTAATCTTTTATCTAAATTATTCGTTATACCAAATTTCAGCACATCGTCAGTAACTTTCAATAAATAAAAAGTACCTCCCATAGTGCTTCTATAACCAACCCTTTGATTCGAGCATCTAGGGCAACCAGCGGCATAAAGATGACTGTTAGGTGCTTGAGAAAACACACCATGATCTCTACATATGATGTCTATCTTAGTATGTTGATTTTTGTAATCAACTAATGAATAGTCATATTTATCACCATGCACTTTCTTAGCTAACGCTATGTATTCTTCTGTTGTGAACTTAAACATCTCTGCTTTAGCTAGTGAAGCACACTTAGTACAACCAATTGTAGTTAGATGGTGATCAGCCCTTTGAGTGACTACTCCGTGTAACTTACATTCATATGTAATATACTTACTCTTACCAACATACTCAGTAATAGAGTAGTCGTATTTGTCACCATGAATTTGTTTTGCCTTTTCTACATATTGTTCTTTACTGAACATTTGACGTTTGGAACTATTACTTGCTGCACAAAGTTTACACCCAACCTTACCTGATGTGTGATCATGTAAACTTTGTTTAAACACTCCGTGCTCTGGGCAAACAATCTCTATAATATCTTTAGATTTTACTTTGTCTGGCACTAGACTATAATCATATTTACCGTCGTGTGCAGAGGTTGCTTTGTCAATATAATACTGTCTAGGTTTGCTTGTAGCTTCAGCAATTCGGTCTATTGCACAAAGTTTACATCCATGTCTAGCGGATGTATGACTATTTGGTGTAACTTCAAATATAAAATCATGCTGAATACACCGAACTTTTACCTTATTACAAGCTTTAGTGTAAACAGACAAAGAATAATCATACTTATCTCCGTGAACACTTCTAGCTTTAATAATAAACGTTTCTAAATCTTCTATTTCGTGCTTTGCCAATTAATTAAACCTTAATAATTATCACCCTACTCTTAGCCGTTGGCGTAAGAAAGAGATGTGTTTCTTAGACTAATGTAAGATGATAATTATTAAAATCTTACATCTCGAATTGCGAACAATTATTTTTCAACGATTTCTCGTTACGGACACGCCAATACCCGTTTAAAACAATATTTGAACAAACAGCCCCTAACGGGGCTGCTCATCCTCCCAGACATTCCAAATCGCAATGCTTGGATACGTGTAGGGGTGGAACATAAATGTTCTGTAAACTTTATTAATTCGCTAACGGGGTTAATATCCAACCAGCTTCACGCTGTTCCGCGCTCTATAACTCCAGCAAACCACATCCCATGTGAGGATGCTGAATTCTTTATTTCTTAGCTTTAGTGGCAGCCTTCTTTACAACCGGCTTAGCTTCTACTGCTGTTTCAACAACCACTTCCGTAGCCTGTTCTACTTCAATTGTAGCTGCTTCCGCTACATCTGTCAAATCTTTTTCAATAACAGACATCATAAATACATACTTTCTATCGAAGATGAATGTCACTCGAAGCAACGTACCTACAATACTACGAATATCATCTTCTGTCAAATCTTTTGCATTGTTTACAACGTAGTCAATCACTTCGTGTAACTGAGCAAATCGAATAGTATTACCACCAACACTGTAATCGGTGCTAACATTGGTAAACATTTTTCCATTAATTTCTTTCCAGAAATCAGCATATGTTCCATTCTTCACTGCTTCATAAATTGCTGGCAAGAAGCTACTCACGCCATGATAAGTTAAATTCTTCATTGTATTTCCTGTATAAATTACATTCTCTAAAATAAAAGCCCCGTTACGACGAGGAGAGGTGTGCAGAGGAGGATGCACCATCGTAACGGGGAAGGAGGGAACACATCACTGTGTTTTATTTTAATCGCTATCTTATGGTGATAGCTGGAGGAGAGAAGAAAGTGGCACACCTCTGCCAAGGTTTACACTTTGAGGGATTATAAGTGTATTGTACCATCACTACGCTAGTTTTGCCCTATGCGTTTTGAAATCTTTATAGAATGTAATTGAAATTGATTACTTATTGGAATGTAATTGAATTAGCCAACAGAGCCAAATTTAACAACTACACCTTCATATGTTTCTTCTTGTGTGTCAGCCATGTCTTCGACATCTGATTGTTTAGCTCGTTGAAGCTCCACTTTTTCGTTGTGGATAAGAAGCTCAAACCATTTACCGCTAAGGTAAACGTGAATCTTAATAGCTGCTCCAACATCACCACGTTCTTCTAACGTAGCTGCAAGCTCTTGTAATTTCTTTAGAGAGGCAGGACCAGCTAATGACAGCATAGACTCTAACTTTGCTTTAGAGTGTTTACCTTTAGCCCCCGGCCTGCGTCCTGATGGGTTCCCAGACTTGCCCTTGGAAAAGCGGCCTTTGTCGTCACGAATTTCGTCTGTCATATTATATTCCTCTTACATCCACTAATGTATCATTGACTTCTTGATTTGTCAAGAGATATTTAATTTAATTATCAAAATATGAATAATAGAAGTCGGAATGACTTTCGGAATGTAATGATGGGCTTGCTCCTTCAGAGCAATTTTCTAATGTAAATACTGGAGAGTATTGCTTCTCTTTTGAAGCGTTGATACAGCTATTACAAAGCCCTACAAGCTCATCTGAATTGGGGTATGTACGTTTTTGTTCGCCTGTATCTAATAAGCGATTACAAGCCATACAGCGGCTTATAAAACCTGTGATTGATCTGTTTGTCATATTGTTATTCTTTTAGCAAGTGATTTGTGGTGGACTTAACCAAGGTTTTATATAGTCAGGTAATTGTTTACCTACCTCGATCTGGTCTGGAGTTATCTTGAATTTCTTAAGAACTGGTGCATCTGATTTAAGCCAATCAGATAACGTTTCTTTCTTTACCACTAAATTCAAATGTTCTTTAATTATTTCTACTTGTTCTGAATCAAGTTCAGAAGGATCACCAATTTCTAATAACCCTTGTAACCAATAACAGAAATTTTCTGGAGTCATAATGTTTCCTTTTGTTAATTTATAATGAGCTGGCCTCTGGTGTGTTTGTGAGGCTTTGATACCCAAGAGCGTTCATGAACGCTCAAGGTTAAGTGCCATCTTCAGTTTGGCACAAGTACTTTCTCTCTTCTTGGGTCGCTAAACCCTAGCGCAATCACCACTTGCGCATTCAGCTCATTGGTTTGGTGTTTGTCACGGATTCGAACCGTATACACTTCTGCGATAGAAGTCGGGATCAGCGCACTATCCGAATTACTCACCTAGTATTTTCTTTCGGTAGCTATACCCTAGCAAGCCATTTTGCTATTCAAACACCAAAACAATAAACTAAATCTTGGTTCTTCGGCCAGAACTACTTCCAACCCTCAAAGTCTTCCCCATTGACTTACCACTACTAGGTTCTTTTGGCGCACCATAATTGATTCGAACAATTTCTACAAATTTAGAAGAATTGTGTGCTATCCATTACACTAATGGTGCTTAAATAACTCTGGTAGCCCCAGTAGGACTTGCATCTAACTACCTACCGATTATGAGTCGGTTGCTCATCTATATGAGCTTTGAGGCCATTTATTTAATCAAACCGACTAATGTCGGGGGGACGTCAGTCCCATTTCACATTCCAATAGCTACCACACTGGTTACGATAGTGTAAATTAAGCACCTCACGTAATTGTTCATAATTGAGAGAACAAACACGAGCGATCATTTCGTTATGTTCAATCCCCCAATTATGTTCATTGTAGCGTTGGTACGCTGGATGCGTCAACAACATTCGTATTTTATTTGCAAGCTTACGAATCTGTGTCTTGCTTAGCTTTTTAATGTTCATATGTATTCCTTTATTTGCGGTATAAACAAAGAATAACACATGATTCTTATTTGTCAATAGGTAATTTGAAATTATTTTAATTAATATTTTGACCATTCATAGTATTTTATTACGTCAAAACTGACTAATGGATGACCAGAATATTTATTGCAAATACATACACCGTAGTCCACAGCCTCATCCTCGTTTGTGAAGCCATCACTATTCATATTAGATAAGTAGCTATCCATAAAAGCTACACGAAAATACATTTTAATCATTATTCATCTCCATAAATTTCTAACATCTTACGATTATATTCCTCGGCAACGTAATATGTGTAGAATCCGTCAAATATAAATACACATACACTTACCATCATGACTGGTGGAATTACCAGACTAATTACGAACAGCATAAATCGAATAATGGCTTGATCTGTCTTCTTCAGATAAAATAAGTGTAATCCCCATAGGCCGAAAAATAATCCTAACAGATACGCCAGTGGCGTAGACTTCTTGTTTAATTCATATAAAGCTAATTGTTTTGTGTTCATTGTTTTACCTCCAACTTACAATTATTATCACTGCCAAGAATTTGCTTGTATGCGATCCTCATAGATGTTTCACCAAACTCTTTCAGTCTTTCCTGCACGATAATAGAGTCATGCACAGGAAGAACAAATTCGTCAATATCCATGAACTGCTGTATAATCAAATCCATAATCTGTGAGTCAATATATTGCAGGTTGACACCCTTACCGCTGAACATCCAATCAGCGGCATACATATTGTGTTCAGCCAACCTGTGCAATATCTGTTTCACTTCGATTACAGGGGGAACTTTACCCTCTGCTTTCCACTGAGTAGGTAAATGCTTCTCCGTTTCTTCATCTTTCAAACTACGCAGTTCGTGAGTAACAGCAGCTAATGCTTGGTTAAAATCCTTAGCGTTGAACATACACAAGAAAGCAATCTTACATATCTTACACATAGCATTCTGATCATAACCATCCATCGTAATACCATACGGATCAAAACCATCAGGTAATGTAACATCACAAATCTCAGCAATCAGGCTGGGATGTAAAGATTTAAAATCAATCTCAACCGTGTCCTCACCATCGATCTTAATCTTCTTACGGAATGTTCTTGCCATGATTGTAGTACCCTCCCCAATAACATAACTTCTACCACCATTCACAAAAGAAGAATTATTATAAACCTTCCTTAGCTGAATGTCAAAAGAATCTTCCAACACAGAGATAATAAACTGTCTCGAATACTTGTTATACTTGTTAAGCATAGCAACGAGCTTCTTTTGCTGATGACCTAAAGGTTTCTCGATTAAATTCTTATCCTTGTCTCTTACTTGGATTACATCGGGTATTGTTGGTAATTCAATCAGATTAGGGTAACACGCTCTGATCTTGTCCTCTAAGAATTTAGACATAGACAGAAATGTTGGTTCTACCTTGTCAGGCATTAGTTTACCACCATAACCTCTGGTGTTCTCTTTCCATGTCTTAACACCACCAAGTTCAAGTGTAGTTAACCCTGTTTCACATAACCACTGCAACACTTCCTTAAAAGCTGAATAGCTTACCTTTCTTCCTGTATCGACTCCGTTATAGATGGTCGATTTAGAGAAACTACACTTGTCTAGTGTTATGCTCACCTTAGCCCTATTTGACTTAACACTGAAGCTTAGGTTGTAAATAATGCAAGCGATAGCATTACGAATCTTAGTTCGCTTAACACCTTTAAGTTGAACATTATACCAACTCTCATACTCAACAACCAATTCGTCAACTAAACTATTTATATACTTATCTAATTTATATTCAATCCACATTCATATAAACTCCATACTCCATTACAATACCAAATGCTCTACAACCCTCGATATTACTGTATTCTTATAGTTTTTGGGTACACGTTTTATTCCTCCACAGTAAGGGTAAACGTGATCCCTAAAGCAACCAACAATTCAAAGAGTTTATCCATACTCACGCAATCTGTTTTAAGCCACTTGTGAATAGCCTGTCTCGATACACCAAGCTGTTTGGCTAAAGCTGTCATGGTAATCTTATTACGTGTCATATGTACAGCCAGAATCGTTTGTAACTGTTCTTTACTTGTCATAATATCCTCCTACTCCATAAGTATAACATGGATTGTTATATTGTCAACCATTAAGTTGCATACACAAGACAAAACGCAAATCTCTAAAATTGCGTTTTCCTCAACAGATACACACACTACCACATCAAATCTCCGATGTCAACTTATTTCGATTGACAAAACGCAATATTTATGTTACTCTTGTGGATGTTAAATGTATTAACAATTAAGAGAATATCACAATGAGAGATATCACAATGAGAGATATTGTACAAGTAAGTATCACTATCTATAACCCTTACAGTGGGATTGTTAGTGGTGGAAGTAAGATTGAGCCTATCGTGCCTGTAGAGGACACAGACGGGTTTTTAGATATTAATGGCTATCTGTTCGATGATAGTGAATTATGGGATGGTGCAGAGTTATGGAGTGTTTAAATGACAATTAAGAAGTTAGTGTCGGAATATAAAGGAAGTCCAAATAATAGTAAAGGTGGGGATATTGCTGATACAGTAAATGCTATTCAGTTATGGCTTGATGCTGGTACTTCTTTCGCAGAGAGCAACCATACTCAAATTACGTCTGCGTTATCAGAATTTAAATCAGTAGTTATTAACTCGCTGTCAAGTGAAGTTTATGTAGATGACACTATAGTTGTACCGTCAGGTAAAAGTCTAAAAACAGTACATGGTATAAAAATAAAAATGTTACCATCTGCAAACAAGATGGTCATTTGCAATGAAGGATTGTTAAGAGCTTTTTCAACTGCAACAATGTCTTGGTCTGCTGCAAATGGGCGTAGATTTACCATCACATGGACTAATCATGGATTGTCTATTGGTGATGTATTTTGCATCCAAGGTGCAACACCGGTTGAATTCAACACATGCTTTACAGTGGCATCAGTAACCAACAGTAGCACATTTGATGCTTACGCCAACGAAACTCCGTCTGCCGCCATATCTGGATCATTCAACGTCAAGAAGTGTGACATGAACACTTTCGTTGATGTTTCCGGTGACTATAATAAGGTTGGCGGCAATAATGGTACTGGTATTAATACGATGGGCGCTGTTTTTTCATTTATCGCAAAAAGCAGTATTAGAACCCGAATCGACAATACGGCTAAATACGCATTTCAAATTTCAGCCGCCTTAGATTGCGATGTGGATGTTGGTGGTATCTCTGAATCTGATTGCGCTAAGTTTTATGGTGCGATTAGAGATATAAGAGCAACTGTTCACGGTACGAGCTGGGATGACTGCATCAGCGTTCATTGTGCAGAATATGGTGTTTATACGGTATATCAACCAGCTGTCGGCCCCATTGAAAATATCTTTATTACTGACTTCTCAGTTCAGCAAACAAAAGCCGCTCAGTCTTATAGTGGTAACATCGTTATTTATAGTGATGACATTTACAAGATTGATAACGTCTATATTGGAAATGGAAGCGCGACAGGTCAAGGTGTTGGGCTTACAATCAAAGATGCCAGCGCATCACCACCAGCAGTAGCTACAGTGGGCAACGTGGTTGTGGAAAACGTTACTCTCGCCGGAGGCGCTGGTGTTGTTTGTGCTAGGGTTCAAACAAAGGTGAAACGCCTTGAATTGAGAAACCCTAACTTTGTAAATTCTGACATATCTGCTCGCATCATGGATATAGAAGCTGCTGGCATTGTTGATGTGTTTTTAGTAAATGGTATTGTCTTTGATGCGACTAAATACACCGGTTCAACTGTTAACATGTTCAACATTGTAGGTTCTGTTGATAAAGTGACAATTACTGGCGCACAGATTAAAGGTGACGCAACTGGGAAATTCCTCAAGTTGCTTCAGTTAGGTACTAATGCCGTGCGTAGTGTTGTATTGAACGGATCTTTCAGTTATCTGAACGTATTGGTTGATACTCAAGCAGGCGCATCATTAAAGCACTCCATTACTTATGATAGCTGCGTTGTGGATAACTGTGAAAGCGGTGTGCTTGCTCGGTCTCCAGCTAACGTTTACCTGAACACAAGCAGATTCACATCCGTTGCGAACGGAGCTGCCCGCTCTGCTGCGTCTGGGAATCTTATTCAGGTTTATGACTACGGTAGCCAATATTCATCAGCTAACGCGTTATCTGCAGTGGCTGGCGGACTTGTTCAGCCGATGACGCCAACAACAAATGCGAATATCACCAACGCAATAGTGAACAAAGCTGCGGGAGCTTTTGCATTTAGCACCACTGCCGCTGGCACAATTCCTGCCAACAGACCCGTTGTTTGCGATGGCACGAACTGGAAAGATATGACAAACTTGAGTAATGTGTTTTAATTAAACCAAACAAGCCCGCCTTCGTGCGGGCTTTTTCATTTCTACAATTTACCCTCATTTCCCTATTGACAACCAATCAACACCAATGTAAGCTATGTAGACATTAACAAATTTGAGGAGAAGACTAATGTTTAAATCAATTATTTCGTGGTGGAAAAATCAATTCTTAGCTGAAGGTGAAAGTCAGGTCAAGTATCAGGAAGATGTGAAGCCAGATAAACCAGAACTTCCAGAGAAAGTTCTTAGAGAATTAGACTATATTACAGACTATTATGCTAGCTACACAACGCACAATAAACAATTTGGTCTTGATACGTTTACTATTTACACAAAAGATAACGAAGTCCACCAGAAGCAACTAGCTTCTCCAGTTGTTACGTTCCTGAAAGTGATTAAGAAGGGTTTTGATGAAGGCAAGATTAACTTCCCATCACGAGATATGGATGAGTGTACTGTTCGGGTAAACTTTGATGATAAACTCTTATTCTGGTTAAAGTTCAACACTGAAGAAAACGTATTAGATTTCTACGAAAGATTTAAATTGTCAGGTATTCGTCTTGAATTTCCTTCGAGCATGAATTATCTTACAGGCAATGAACATTATTGGATTAGTCGATACGTCGTTTATCGTTTAGCACTTGTGTCTCAAGCAGAGGAAGAAAAACGTCGAGCAGCAACAGAGTTAGAACTACAGGAGTTATTGAAATGAAAATCTCAGAAGAATTAATCCATGAGCTATTGGAATTGACTCGTTTATTCGCTCACTTACCATATAACGCCATATTCATGTTTGTGGCTTATGAGGATAAAAGAACGTTTGACTTCTTTAATGAGAAAATTTATATTCCTATGACTGAGGGAATGCGGGAATACGGAAGTAACGTGGTTGCGTTGCTAAATGAAATCAAAAGTGAATTGGGGGTGGAGAATGGTTAAAATTGATGGAGATATCTTAGCGACAATTGAGAGTATTGCTGAGAATACGATTGGATATGAGGTGTATCTGGGTGGTGGAATTTTGAGGGATGTGTATCTTGGTGTAAAGCCAAAGGACATTGATTTGTTCTTTGTCCCAGTGGAGAATGCACCACAATATCTGTTACATGACACACATCGTAACTTACAGTTTAGTTATCGAATGGAAACAAATGAGACACAATCACTGTATCAACGAGGTGTTGAACAACTGATTGGTTTTAAAACTCCATCTTTAGTGGTTCCTGAGCTTCAATTTATCGTGTACGGCACAACGCTGACAGCAGAAGAACTCACGGAAGACATGGATATAGGTATTTGTCAAATCATGTATCACATTTTCTCTGGTAAATTCTACGTGTCTGAGAATTTTAAGAAAGATGTTGCAGCTAAAGAGATCCGTTGCTATCATAAATACGACAAATATCGCATGATTGAACGATTTGACAGGATGCAACGTAAGTTTCCTGATTTTAAGTGTGTTGGTAAACCTACGGTTGGGTTTAATGACTTCATTGACTCGCCAATTGAAGCTATCAGTAGTGTTTATCGTAAGATTAAACCGCGTAAAGTGAGTTGTAGCAGCGGATACTAACCAAGGTTAGCTCTAAAACGCTCTAGGAACTATTATAAGCGATTATTTTATTTAGGGCTACGTGTGTATCACTTTATGAATATAATTGATTGTAGGCGATTCTAGGGCGGTTATAATTGATTTTTAAATAGGAGGACTGAGATGAAACCAATTAATCGTAAATTTACCCCAGAAGTGGGTATGGCTTTAGCAACTAAAGACGGTCAACGTTGTGGAAATGCTTTTATCATTAAAGAGGAAGATGAGAATTACGGTGGTGTAGAAACATTTCATCTGTTCCATGTGTTGACTGATTTCGGCAATGTAATGCGGCTGACTGAGAACGAAGTCATTGAATTATTTGATATTGCTGATTGGTGGTGCGAGGAAGTAACATTTAGAGGGTTCTCTGCTGTAGCTGATCCTAAGTGTCCTGTAGAGAGAATTAAACGTCAGATGGAATTGTTGACAAATTTGTTAGAGGAATTGGAATGAAATACAGAGTGTTGAAAATTGATGATGAGTATTTCCCGCAATACAAAAGTTGGTGGACATTTGGTTGGAGGAACTTCTATATAGATTATGTCTTTGGTAACAGAAACCCTATTTCGTTCTTTAGAGAAAGACATGCAATCGAATATTGCCAGAGTAAAGTTAAGGTAAAAGAACCTGAGAAAGTTGTATGGGAATCAAAACGAGCCTATCGTAGTGATACTGGACCAGAATAAGGAGACACAATAGCATGCATGATAACATGTATTCCTATGACAGACGTAATGGATTTGAATTGGTAGTAGAAACTATGCCATGCGAAGATAAAGCTTATGTAGGTATGGTGTACTATC